TCCTCGTCCTCGTCCTCGTCCTCGTCCTCGTCCTCGTCCTCGTCCTCGTCCTCGTCCTCGTCCTCGTCCTCGTCCTCCCAAGGATCAAACTCATCATCGAACTCATCATCATCGAACTCATCATCAAACTCGTCGTCCCCATCCTCAAAGTCAAGTAACATGGTGCCTGTACCTTTCAATCAGCGGCCTAATGACGATGGACTCATCATTGTAGACCTTTCCTTTGATGTAACCCTCAAAAACTACCCGACCGTTGCTCAACTCGACCGTGTTCAATACCTGATCACCTTCCTTAATACCGTCCAACGACGCTAAGGAAAATCCCTCAGGTAGCTTGAATAGGAATCTCTTCCCGTTCGGTGCTTGCACTCGGATCTTGATTGTTTAGTTCCTTTGGTAGAATTTCCTCACGGAAAATTTCAAATCGAGAACCTGCATCCAACCCGATCCTTGCACCGTTACCACGAATTTCCAACAGTGTGATTTTCATCTTCGCTCCAGTTTCCTTGTCGCGAATGATGATTGATTTGTTTATTCTACGATGAAGTACAAGCATTCCATTACTCCCACTTGTTAATGTAGGCGATCAACCCAGCACCGGCCATAGCCACCAAAGGTAGCTGAGGAATTTGACCGGATGGGATTGAACTCATAACCACACTCTCGGTACTTACCACAATCCCTCTAACCGTATCACGGTTGAAGGTCTTTTGGCTCAGATTATCCACCAAACTATCAACGACCTGATCAATCAACTTCTTCCCGTTCAGGACTTCGTTGTATTGAAGCAGACCACAAATAACCACAGACGCTAGTTCAAGCCCATTGTCCGCATTAGGTGCGACGTAGAACTTGTTCACAGCTTCTTTGATCTTCCAAGTCCACTCGGGAGGTTCTATCTTCTCCCAAGAGGTACAACGGAAGTCCAGAACAGTCTTGGCCAAGGCAATTTGGCCCATATCAAGAATGTGACTCACTTTGAACTTTCGATTTGAGATTGAACAGTTTTAGGTAATGATACCCACAAATCCAAACCAGACACTATTTCAATCTCATCAACAGTAACCGTATAGTCTTGGGCCTTCAGGTTTCTCTCGTTAGGTACCATGTAGCTTACGCAACTGTACTTGCCAGATCCATCAAGGAACAGGCAAGACTTGGCGAAGTGCGTAGGTACCCATACCTTGGGTCCGACCAATTTGATATTCAACTCTTCCGTGGTGGAATAGTAAATTGGTATCGTTACCACCCAAGCCTTCAGATAACCACCCAGCCTGTACTTGTCCCTAACGGACTTCTCTATCCCGGCCCAAATACCCCTGTTCAATTCAGGGATTTGAGGAGCGATGTTGTCCATCTGGAAAGTAAAGTACAAACTGTCTCTTGAAGATTGATGATTGGCCGCAGGGGCCATGTGACCCCTGTCGTAGCCTATACCAATATAATCTTGCTGAGAGACGCGATGTTCATCAGGTAATGCTGGGTTTGGGTGGAACGGATTGAATTCCCTAGGGACGTTGCTCTTCAGGATCTCGTCCGTGATCAGTTCGAGTACGAACCTAGGGTTGTGGGTCATGGGATCATAGCCCACATACATCTCATTATTGGATGTGTTATACCCATAAACAGGGAGACCAAACCTCAGATCATCTGCCTTTAGTTTACATACACAGAACAATGAGATCCAAAGGGCCACTATGGCTAAGACTACCTGACTAAGAAGCGAGGAGAGTATTGGAGAGGATTTTCTCACGGATTTCCTTACCTTGATTGTAGTTTTCAATGTTGTAGGACTTCTCCTGCGGTCGAGCGTAGAAGCCTCTGTTGAACTCCGTCACATAATCCGCACCAAAGTAATCGTAAATTGAATCTTGCTTCAACCCCTTGCTGAGCAGGATGACAGACAAAGGGTGGGCGTACCCGTTGCTGATCCCAACAGTAACCGCGGGGGCAAGGTTGGTCTTGGTGTAAGCCTTCACGCAATCAGAAATGGTGATCATTAGAACTCTTTCCAAATTCCAGAGGGTCTAACCTCTTTACTGTCTTGATACTTTTCACTGTCATAGAGATAACCCGGAGAAACAGTCTGATACCTGATCTGACAAAGCTTCATTCCGGGATATATCACTACTGGCTGCACACAGGCCAGTTCCAAAGTCCAACAACCCCTGAATCCATTATCACCATAACCAGCGGTCACATGAACGAAAACACCGAGACGACCAATAGATGATCGCCCGTCAATGATTGGTACCAGACCCTCAGTCTCAGTAAACTCGACCGTTTTGGCCAGATACAAAGTCCCCGGAATTAGTTCCAATCCTGATTTTGGTATTTTATTCTGAATAACATCATTCTCAACCCTAGAGTCCAACTTATAACTCTTGTAACACAGTAATTCTGTGTCGAGTGTTAGGTTGTAACTGTTAGGATTGAGATTCTGTTCAGAGAAGGGACTGATCCCAATGCGAAGTTTCTCAACATCGCATTGGGATTTCAGTTCCTTACTTACATCATTCACATTATGGTGAATGATGTTGTAAATGTCAAGACCCGAAAGGATCAAGGTTTCCCGTTTCCTCCTTTACTGTAAATGTCTTTCTTACTCTCTAAGCCCAATTCACCTTGAAGAGCCAAACACTCATTCCCAATGGCCTCAACGAGTTTGGCTCTTTGATACTCAGTCAACTCGAAAATCTCCCCATCACATTTGATGGTAACAACCGACTTCCTTGTACTAAGGTGGCTGAACATACTGGAGATCGTCCTGATCATTTTATGGTTGGCGTAATGCTTGCGGACCAGATCCTCATCTACACTCTTCACCTTGTCTCTGGATAACAGATAGGTATTGACGTCAGTGAATACCTCAGCCACGATCGGTCACCTCAAAACCAATTCTCTTGATCTTGTCAAGGAATTCCTTGGACTCCCGTTTGTTCCCACAGTAGTCATATGCACCGATGGACGTACCAAGGATAAGCTTGTAAAGCTCCTCGACCTCCGGGGCACTGAACGTGAGGGAATTCATCCGGTAGTCTGTGAACGCTTTCCAGACGTTGGGGTACAGTACCGAAACGATGTGCCCAATGTGGTTGGCGTACTCCCGAATCTCTTTCTGGGCGTGGCTGTCCATCCGAAGACCAAGGTAATGGAGAAGATTGTGGAGGTTAATCTTCCAATAAGCCTTGGTGTAGGTGGACAAGGGGAGATCCTTACGGGCCTGTTCACGGGCAACTCCGAGGGCGATTCTCTCTTCGTAAATCTCGCGAGTGGCCCCAAGGACCATTTGCTCACATTCACTCAGGTAGATACCCACACTCTCAGGCTTATCTGGGCCATCATGGATGAGGACATGGGGGTAGTCGGGAATGGAGATTTCCCAATGGTCCTCACTCTCATTGTACTTGAAGGTAGTACCTTCGGGCCACTCAGTAACAAGCTCCCCAGAACCCTGTTTGTTGGTCTGGGACTGAGAACGCCACTCGTCATGGTTGGTCATCCGAGCTTCGTCGATGGCCTCACTGTATCGGGTTGAATACTCGTTTACAGAGGCTGTACGATGCCGAATATGCTGACGCATGACATCAATGGGGAGGTAGATGAGGAACTTCAACTCAACCATTTCAAAGGGAGTCGAATGTCGGTGTCGCAACAAGTAGCGAATCAGGGTTACGTCGTCAGAGACGGACTTGGTACCCTCACCGTAAGAAACGCGGGCGGCCTGCACAATGGCAGATTCGTCGCCCATGACATCAACCAGTGACACAAAACCAATTTCATCATTGGTGAAGAACTTGTGCCAACGCAGTTTATCCAGTTCAAGAGAAAAAGCAGTCATTCATTGACCCTCTTAATAGGTAATTAGAAATGTGAAACAAACCCTAGGCACCTCGAAGGGTTGGCATTAGGTGCCTAGGAAGGGAGGTTGTCGCTCCTTGACAATTAGCAACTGACAACATGCCAACTCATACAGTCAAGCTGCCATCCAAATGCTTGCATTAGTGGAAGAAGGACATGTCCGGCTCAGGGGGTATAAGAGAATTTCTTCTTTTTGGCGTTGGGATCTTTTGTATCAGTAAAGGATAAAGGTACGTATACCGTTCTCCCACGCCAACTCACGACAAGATGATCACCCTCCACCGAGGTCACACTCAACTTGATGCCAGACTTCATGGCACCATAATTACAACATAACCAGAACTGCTTCTTCAACGCGGGTCGTTGCAGTCGATCCATCTTTCACCTTCCTTGTATTGAATGGTAAGAGCTGATTGTTCTTCGTTGTGGATACAGTTGTGGAACGAACTTCTCGGGAATTTCTTCCGGAGGTCGTTGATGTCAATCCCCTCCCACAGAGTCTCGTATCGAGCTTGACCCTCTCTGAACAGGCGACCAACCTTAATAAACCCTGTCCTTCTATACAAACGATAGACTGGTCGGTTGGCGATGTCCTTCTCAGCCTGTAAAAAGGATTCAGGAAAGGCCCATTTGACAGCACGTTTCTTTCCTGCAACCTCCTCCAAGACGTAGAGGATCTGATCACCTTGTTTCGGACACCTCAGATTTTGGCCGTCACCAGCGTGTCTGAACACTGGTTCATTACCACCATTGCAGACGTACTCCCCACCCTTTTGGATGTGGAAATATACATCCTTCTCACCGTCGATGATAAATCCATACCGCCGGGTAGGCTCCTCGAAAAATACCCGAACCTCTCCTGTTCTGACTTCTTCGTTATCTCCAGACATACGACACTTTCTACACCCAACACTATGGGGTTTCAAGAAACCAAAGACGATACTCTCTAGTTGCTGATGCCTCGGAATCTGATGAATGCACCAAGTTTCGAGGCCCAATAGCTGCTCCGTTCAGGAATCTTTCCCTCACACTAGAGGCAACCTTACGACCCTTCGTAACCGCGGACTTGCCTGTGAATGAACAGGCGATCAATGGTTTACCTTCCATAGAACTGATCAGTCTCTCGAAGAACTCTCTGAGTTTGTGTTCTTCATAGTGCAGTTCGAGTAGTTCTCTTGGTGGGGATACCATTTTCATTCTTGACAGTTTCAAACCATGAGCCTCAAACTGAGAGATAGTTGTGCCAACTATATCCCTTTCAAGACAGTCTGGTTTCAACAAAACAACAGTCTTCAATCTGTCACTCCTCATTTGCGAACTACCGGCAACCAGTGTTGGTAACAATCATCGTGAACTATGAACAACTTGTTGAAGCTGCTAACGTACTCACGAACCTTGTGACCATGCACAAACCCACAATGGCAAAGCTGACATTTTCCAGGATGGTGGTCTACCACCTTGACTGGAGAAGAACCCCAACGATCCATCATGTCAGCAGAACCAAGCCCCGCTGGGCCTATAATCTCATGCGTCTCTTCAGATTGCGGGGCGTAATCTGTGAAACCTAGCTTCCTTAGGGATGCCATCTCTGGTCAATTCCCTGTAGGTGAACGTAACATTCATCCCCCTTTTGAAGTGTTTAGCCTCAATCCAGTCAGGCATAACCTCATCTGGATTGTTTGAGGCATAAGCAGTTGCCAATGGTGAGGCGAACTCCCTTTCCTCATTGGTCAACCCTGAAAGTAAAAGTCGATGACCATTGAAGTTAAGGATCAAAGCTCCAATGAGTCCAAGTAGCTTTGAACCTTTGTCAGTCTCCCTACCTGAAGTATATCCGGTAATGATACCCTCAGCATCGTCCTCCTTTTTGATCTTGACAATGTTGTGCATCCTGTGGGGCATCCAATACCCCAAAGGACAACGAACAATCAGCCCTTCACCACCCTCAACCGTGATCTTGTGGCAAAGTTCCATAGCTTGCTCAACAGCCAAATCATGGTCTGGCAACAAACCAAACTGATCGTGAACCTCATACACATCATTCTGTCTGAAGGTCAACAGTAGGCTGTGCCTGTCTCGATAATCATAATGATCCCGAGCTACTTTCCCAGAGAACTTGGTAGCCCACCAATCATAAGCTGTCGCTGGGATAAACTTACTGAAGTTGGTGTTATCAATGTACCTTTGTCCCAACAAGTTTTTCATGTTGGGAATGTCAAAGGCCATGAAACGAACCTTCCCCCAAGCCTCTTCATCCCTGTTCTTGGGAAACTTTCTGATGCAGGACTGAAGGTCTTGGAAACCTTGCCGCCCCATCCAAAGTTCACCATCCAATGGCACGTTGGGCAGTTCGTCCAACCACCAGTCAGGGGCATGGTAGACGTTACCATATCTGGTCCAAAGACCCGTGGCCACAATGGGTTCACTGTGAATATGATCCTTCTCAGTGTTGGCCCAAGGGACATCCTTAGATAGGATACCCCTACTCACACCTCCATCCCAGAAGGCTCGTCCGCCATCCAATTTCTCAGAAGCGTAGTACCCACCTATCCTGTGCTTCTTGGGGTTGAAGGGGTGGGCGAGCATGAGGAATTCATCTTTCGACATCGAATACTCCTAAAGACTTTGTTGATCTCTTCAAGCATAATGCTACGAACCGCGTCTTTGTCGGTCAACTCAACAGACTTCATGTGTACCAAATCTTGACTACGAACCTCATCATACACCTCCAGTAAACCCGAGTTCTCACGAGGTATATCAATCTGATCAGGATCACCAAGAATCACACATCTACTGTTACTGTCCAGTCTGCTCAACACCATGTACAATTGCTTTCCTGTCATGTTTTGTGCCTCATCCACAACTACAAATGAGTTGCGAAAGGTGCGACCACGCATGAAGGAGAGTGGTATGATCTCAATATTGTACATGTTTTTGGTAGGTTGGGAACCCTCGGTCTTATTCTCACCCGACAGGGTGTGAATGTGGGAGAGTGCTTCTACCATAGGTTGCATATAAGGCTCGGTCTTATCCGCTATTGGGCCGGGCAAGTAGCCCATGCCTGCATCAGCCTCAATGAGAGGTCTGGTAAAAATAATCTTAGCAACCTTACTCTGTCTTGCGGCCTCACAAGCTAGAGCGACGGCTAGAAGTGTCTTACCAGTACCAGCTACACCTTTACACACAACTATCCTAGTATTTCTAACTACCTCTGCAAAGTTCCTCTGTCCTTCAGAGGCAAATTTCAACTTAATCCTCCCGGTAAAGATACCTTCACGGGAGGCGTCGAAGGGGTTCATCTCAGGATCGGTTCCCAAAGGGTTTTTCCTTTAGCCACAGTGACTGGCCTTAAGAGTTGTTCAGGTGTCATATCAACCTCTGTACAAGCCTTTACCGCTTCACCTAAGTCTTGGAAGAAACCCTTGAAAGGGTGTAGCCACCAAGTCTCAAAAGATTCAATGTTCTCACCCAAGTCCCCTTGAGTGATGGTATGATTGACTAAACTAACGGACATTCTGTCCGCCTAGGTCAACCTTTGAGTTAACTAAAGTGTTCTCCGAACCAGCAAAGTCCCTGAAGAACTTTTGCTTTTTCTCCTTAGTCAGAGACATTGTTGACTTATTGGAGAATGGGACAGGCAAGGTAGTGACACCATTTGCCTTGGCCCAATCCACAATTCGTCTCTCACTATCAGGAAACGTGATCGTGTACATTCTGTTCTTCCCTGGGTTTTACCTGAAGCATGTGATCGTTAACCTCGACAACTTCAATGATCTCCTCCTCACCACCCTCATGCTTGATAGTGATCACAGACCCCGGTACGAGAAGTATCATAGATACCTCTGCATTGGGCAAATGTTCTACCTTGAACCGCATAAGGGCATCAGGGGAAATCTTTACATGCTTTGATGCTGGCAAACGAACCACATCCACCATACCTTGATCAATACACTTTCTGAGCAAGTTTGGTGAGATACCAAGCATCTCCGCGGATTCATTAACTGAATAGCTCTTTGACATGACTTTCTAATCTCTCAAATGCGTTGTCGCAATGAGGATGATTCGCGTTCCATCTTCTAGCATACAAGTGGACCAACCCACCTGCTTCTGTGAAATCCTTCACGTTGTGATCACCGTCATCGACCAACAAAGAAGTAGCTCTAGCACAAACGTGCTTACAGGCACCCAACAGGTTTCTCTTTCTTGTGAACTGCGGGAAGTGCTTGTGGAGCCATCTGTGCTTACCAACCATTGTTTCTGGCTTGCTTCCGGGCGTTGACAGGATATAGATGCGACTACCAAAATAACCCTCTAACAATCTAACAATGTCGTGGGCTTCCTCGGTAGGATCGAGGTTCTCGAAGAAGTCTGCATCGACCCCTTTCCAGAACTGGTTATCACTGATCCCCCATAACTTGGCCATGCTCCACTCGCCGAGTGCTTCATGGTTTCCGTCGTGGTAAGGATAAGGGAGCTGTCTAAGCTCACATATGCCTTTAGTGAAATCAGCAATGACACCATCCATATCCAGAACGCACATATCAGGTTTCATTCGATCTTTCTTTTGATGTTGTTCGGATCTCTCCAGTCGCCGAACATTTCCACAATCATATCATCAACCTCCTTTGACCCTGTACTAGGACTCTTCACCATTTTCAATTTGTCATATGAATTGCTCAAGAAAGCAATCTTACGTTTTTGGGCATCCTTCTCTATCTCAAGAAGGTTTTTCTCTTTGGAACTGATCTTTGGTTTGGATTTTTGTTTCTTCCTTTTCATCTTCTTAGGTGGGAGTGAGGGGAGGTAGACGAGTTCACGATCTTCCTTTCGGAAGCAAGCTGGACAATGTGGTAGCCTACCTTTATCCTGACAGGTCATACACATGATCATGCTACCAACCTCCAAATGATTACTAACACGGTAAGATCAAAGCAAACGGCCCAAAGGACCACTGGACCTACTACCGGGTCGCTCTCGTAACCCACGGCGGCGAACCTTACACACAGTGACACCATGATTGTAACGCTCCTTGTTACTATAACTCACCTCACGGACCAGTTTGAGACTGAGTTCATTGTCGGTCAGTCTGATCACTTCAAGATACAGTCTATGGTTCTTTGCAGAACTATCTGCACCATACTCGACCATGTGCCCAACCTTCAGGTAAGAAGGTATGATGTACATGGTCCGAGCAGGTGTACGCTCAAAGAACATCCTGTTAAGAGATCCCCTTTTGGAGGGATCGAACTGAACGAGAGCCATCCAGTTCTTTGAACCCTTGCCAAGCTGGAAGCAAGGGTGTTGAACTGCTCGATCGTAAATCTTGAAGATCAACAGACCATCACTTAACGTGAAAGACATTCCATGACCTTTCTTACTCGTTTGGTACCTGACTCCTCAGTAACGCAGCACAGATCAGGCAATCACCAAGTGCATCGTGAACTGACCCGTCGATCCCTGCTCGTTCGCAGCATTCCGTAGTGTTGGGAACCCATTTGTCAATACCCGGACGGAAGAACACGGACCCAACGTCCAGCACTCGGTGGGCAATTCGTCTGACTACCAACTCTTGGTTCCAGTCCGTGAGTTCAAAGTCCCAAAGGCCACCAACCATGTAATGAGCCTTGAGAAAGGGAAGATCGAACATCGAAGCGTTCTTACCGCAGAGACGGACTTTTTCCTCTGGACCGATACACTCGGTAATGAAGTCGTTAATAATCGGTGCAGCATCCTCCAAAGTTTGAACAAAGTAGTTGTATCCAGACTTGTAGAAGGGTTTATATTGTATTGGGTTCACAAGATCCCAAATCCGACCCTTGCTACACACCAGAGAAGGAACAGACCAGTCTTTGGTCAGCTTCTTGAGATCGTTCATGTAGACCAGTTTGTCCCAATTCATCTGGACAGCAGTAAAGTCACCCATGATGAATCTCGGCATGGACATGATGTTGAGCCTTGGTAGACTCAACAGTGATGATTTTGCAGCGATGTCTTTCTGGCTATCTGCCAGAAGGGCAAACTCAATGACCTTACCATTACTCGGGTCCAAGGACGTGGTTTCAATGTCAAGATAAAAGAAGTCCATGGTAGTCCCTTATACACAAAAGAGTTGTAGTTGAGCACACTGAAGATTGGACTTGCCCCACATGTCCCAACCTTTCCAAGTACCATCTGAAAGGTACTCGGCATGGGCATTGGGCCACAAGGGAGCATAACCGAATGAAGCCCCATCTCTTATTGGGTAGACCTCATAGGAACCTGTGGTGCAGGACAGTTGGATATTAAGTTCGGCTCTTGAGGGGAGCTTGAGTTGAGAAGGTAGTGCGAACCTAACCCATTCATGACCGATTCTAAGTTTGTCTCTGGTTACGGGTTGTGGAATGATACCAGTTGGGGTTGATGTCCTGATGGTACCAGTACCTTGCTTCAGGTACAGTACCAAATCTCCCGGAGCAAGCTGACACATCCTAACGTAGATGATTGAGACAGATGTGTCTTTGTCCAAAGTGAAGACTTGACGGACACTATTCGATTTGTCAATCGGCCTTGCATTGGTCACCCAAGACTCCATCCCGCTGTAACCCGGTACGGCCACCTTGTCCCCATCAAACATAGAAAAGATCGGAATGGCATCCAGATCAGGTTTGAACATTTCCCAAGGTTGATTCTTACCTTGACGGTACAGAACAACCAACTCTTGAGGGTTTGGGGCAACTGTCTTTGGAGGTAGGAGACAAAGCATTGTGTCCACAGAAACGTGGTTATGCTCGGGATCTTCATCATAGTTGGTAAAGGTGAGCAGATAGGACTCAGCCTTCTGAAGCTTCACAGCTTTGTCAAAGATGAGCTTGAGCTGCTTATCTTGTTGCAATGGGGATGGTACTCGGACCTGAGTGAGGACCGTCCCATCCAACTTGGTAAGCTCGATGAGCAACTTACCACCGGTACCGGCGTGGTAGCCGGGTTTGGTTGTTGACCAAGTATTGAAGTAAATGAATCTGTCTACTCTACAGTCATTGAGACAGGTAAAGTGGTAAGCGGCTTGGAACTTTTGGTATCCAATCCGTAGATTGGCCAAAGCGTCACCAGCATAATGATTACCAAACATCTTCTGCAACCTCCTAATTTGCTTGTCCGAAAGATCCACTGAACCATAGATTGAATGGTAAAATCTAAGTTTACCATCTTCATATTTATCCAAAGGTCTTGGCCCACCCTTCTGCTGAGTAGCCACTGATCAGGAACTCCCTGTCACCAGAGGACAACTCTGGAAAAGCATCTTGGATGAGGCTACCCTCTTCATACCTTCGGAGTCCTTCCAAAGGTACTGTTACCGAGACTTCTTCCCCGGTCACGATACATTTCCCGGTGAAGGTCGTGGTTCGGTTATCTTCGTTGGTTGTGCGGGCACAGTTATTGAACGCGTAAAACATTGTCATCTCCAAAGAGTATTTTGTCATGTAACACAGCTTCCTTAGGGTCCAAACCCTCCGGAAAGCATGTGTAGTGCAGGAGTTGGCAGGTCCAGTATGTGTTGGTGATGGCCAACAAGACCCCTCCAATTGTACTGAACCACTGACCCAACGACGGGTAGTAATAGATGTTCCACCAACCCCAACAGGTGAAGAACGAAACTGAGACCCAACTAACTCCGTGAACCATCTTGTCCTTATTCAACTTTAGGATGTTGAGCAGGACGAAGATGGAACCGGATAACTCAAAAGCACCATTGATCAGATCGGCAATACTCATAGTAGTATCCTCAAAACTAACCTGACCATGATGTAAGCTAGGAAGATGGTCAGGAGGTCTTCAAAGTGAACCGCACTGATTAACCATTGACCCAACCATGAAGTTGAACTCTTTTTCATAAAGTTCGTTGAAGAACCTTTCGAGGGTAACGTCACCATGTGTCAGAAGCTCCCAGTCATACCCAGTGTACTGGTAAGCTGCGTAATGGAACGCACCTAGTGGAGAGAAGTGGTATGACGCAGGATCAGCCACCCCTGTCGTCGGCTGGAAGTCTCTGTCATAAGCGTCCCAATGATTGAACTGGTAGATCCGCTCTGATTGGGAGAGTGTGTTGACGATATGGGAAATGGCCTTCATGTCTTGTGCGGACATTTCCCTCGGGTGAGCAATACAAGGTCTTGGTTTCTCTGTTTCGATCTCCACCACTTTGACGGGGTTAGACTGGACATTGTCGGACTCGAAGTTTCTTGCCCCATCCCCGACGAACCGTGGGGTGTTACTCGGGATCTTCTCCCCACGAACGGCGAGGATCTCTTCTGCGTACTTAGCGGCGATCAGGATTGAGAGGAAAGCTTTCTTTTTGCCCCTGTGATTCTTAATGAAGGTTTTACCTTCTTTGATGGAGAACGATTTAGTCTCTGCGACCCGCTGGAGGCGGATACCAAATTGCTTGTTGATGTACAAATCATTGTTGACCTTGGTAAACTGCAACATAACTCTTCACTCCTTCAATCTAACGAATGGTAAAAGACAGGGTGGGAGCGTCCACGTTGAAATTTCAACTCCCACCCTGTTGACGTTGCCTAGCCCATCAGGGCATTGGCCAGACTACTTGCAGCAATGGCACTTGACGGTGCACCGACATTTGCTCTTGCAGCAAGACACCTTGGTCTTGCTCTTGGTCTTCTGGACACACGCAGCGTCAAGAGGGACCGCGAGAAAAGCCAAAGCGATCAGACACATTAGGAATCTCATGATTCGTCCTTCTGAAGGAACTATGTAACGGGATCACACCATGTGACGCCGTTTTGTAATTGCCACATTCTGTGGTCTTTCTTCCTCTAGGGTGGACCGTGCATCGCCACCCTTCTTATAAATCTAGATTTGGTTGAGAAAGTGGTCACCCGTAGGTGGATGGCTTTCTGCCCGGACGAAAAGCTAGTGTCCGGGGCTTTGGTAAATTCTCCTCCGGCAATTGTTCAATGCACGGGGTCCAGAGGAGAAAGTAAAGGAATGTTGTTAGCAATCCGCCCCTTTCTTCATCTTACTGGCCGGTTTCGGCGGGGCTTTGGGCTTGGTCTTGGGCGGGGCTTTGGACTTGCTCTTGCTCATTGGAATCTTCTTTCGTAACAACACCTTCTGGGATGTAAATCTTGCACGGCTCAGAGGTAGTCTTACCATCCAACCGTTCAAGTGTACGCTCAGCCGTCCTATCGAGAGTTTCCATCCGTTGCTTGTTTTCCTCAAAACCCATGTCATCGAAGACTAGGCCAGTCTCAATGGCGTTGTGAACCTTGTGGAACCGATCGAATGTAAACTCTTGGAACTCTTTAGACACCTTGGTACGGTGTTCTGCAATACGAAGTTGAGGATATATACCACCCATGTTCTTACCAACGATCTGGTCGATACAGGTGACAAACTCATCCCCAATCTCAGCACCACAGAGCCAACCATAAGTGGCAACCTGCTCAGCCCAACCCTCATTGACGCATTCGAGAGTTGTGGCTGTGTTGATGATCATCCCTTGGTACTCACCCAAAACACAGTTCTTGTGAGCTTTACCGGGATCATTCTCTCCACTACCGTTTCTCAACCGGACATAGCCGGGGCTTGGGGAAGTGTTACCATTCCCACAGTACCCATTGACCTTCCAATCGAGAATGACAATCTTGCCGTGTTTGTTCATGAAGAACACGTCAGGCTTCCCAAGGATGGAAATACCCTTAGTAGCACGAACACGCTCCGCACCCACACGACTCTGAATCTCAATCTCAAACCTCGGGTTACCAACTGCTTGATTAAGCTCAAGCATCAAGTCTGCAAGTGCACCAGACCGCTTATAGCACTCGTAGACATACTTCCCTGCGTCCTTTGCCCAAACCCGATTGTGTTTTTCCACCTGAGACTCGAACAAGGTGGTGAACTCGAAGCGAGGATCAGCACCCTTACCGAACAGGGTCTCATGTAGGTAAGCCTTGACGTAAGCGTCAAAGGCTGAACCAACAGACATTGGACGAGTCTGTGGGTCACGAGGGACTTTGAAAGGGGACAAATACTGAATGTACCACGCTTCACGATCTTCAAAGAACAACTTGACGTTCGACGGCGAAAGGTAAGCTGGCTTACGCATTAAGAGCTTTACCAACCATCTTGAGAACGTAGAGGGAGGAGTAGATCATGAATGGTAGCAGCACCAAGGTCCGAAGGAAGTAGAGTGCATCAACCGGCACTCCAATGTTGACGTACAGGCCAATGATGCAGATGAGGGAGGACATCATGATCGAGTAGCTGACCAGCGGAGTAAGCTTCTGCCGGTCAACCCTTCTCCTCTCTTCATTTGCCTTACTGAAGGCACTTACAAGTGCATCAGTGATGGAACCTTTGTCATTGAAGCTCACAGGATCATCCATAATTTGTCTTTCATTTGTTTGTGGTAATGTTACCAAGTACAGTAGCAGAGACAGGGATCGAACCTGCGACCGACGGATTAGAAGTCCGTTGCTCTATCCAACTGAGCTACTCTGCCAAACTCATCTCTTTTTGTTGTTACCAGACCTAGGATTCCAACCCTCACTTTGACCTAACTTATTAAGTTCATTTCTGGCTTTATTAACGTCTCTTTTATCCTTTTCTTCTTTTAGGCGACGTTTTAGAGTGTGTACTGAAATACCTAAGTCCCTAGCTTGCTCCTCTAGCGTTTTCTTTTGCATTGGAACCTTCAAACGGTATGCGTACCAAGCACACCACGACTATCCCGTTCGTTGGCTCGTTGTGCCAACGCCATCAGGGCGAGATTGAGATGGCTGATAGCTAGTTTGTTGGCTTCGTTGGCGAACTGAGTAGTCTGGAAGTGTTCCAGCCGCCCTTTGGCTGCTTCAATGATGTCAGAGACAAAGGCTCCATTTTGAGGAAGTTTGTTAGGCTCCCGGCCCAAAGGACCATTTTGCCAACCAATGGCGAATCCTGGGCCAAAGGTAGTGCCACCACTAGGTTTCCCATCAATCAGATTGTGATACTGTTCGATCATGCTTCGCCTTTCTTTGGTTTGAACTCCCCACACCATCCGTTTTTATATGTGTGGGGGAACTCAGCGTTCAGTGGGCTGATGTAACCTTTGAATACAACTTGAGGAGGGTATCTCCTACAGTCTCCAGCCCTGCCACCATCCCTCATCGTATTAAGGAAGAAGATACAGTCTTTACATTGACCACTCATGGTTTGTGTCCTAGCAGTTGCTAGGATCTGATCCTGATGGTCCTTCCACTCTAGGCCCACACTCTCGTGGGCACTGTCCTCTTTGGTATGGTCATAGTGTTTGCACTCATAGGGCTTGACAGTATGGATGGTACAGAGACCATCTTTGAGGAAGGTGCAGACACCGGTTGGGTCTTCAGGGTACATACCACCCTTAACTGATTTGTCTGAAGCTGGGGCAAGGACATAAATGTTGGGAATGTCTACCCAATAGTCCACCGAGAGATGTTTCTGGAAGAACTCCTCCAAGGTCATGTTGAGATAGGCTGCGGCTTTCTCGGCCTCTCCGGGTGCGAACCAACCCGGTCTATGGGAACAGGCTGATTTACAATCATCACATTGACACTCAATAGTATCGTCGAGAACAGGAAGGGTCATGGTCATACCTCCAAATTTTTGTGTATATCCTGAAGGGACTTAATGAGTAACTTGAGTTGGTCCTTGGTAATGTAGGCTGAGTGCTTGCCATCGGTCACTAAGCAAGCACCTAGGTAAGGTTTGAAGTCGAGCAAACTTACTCGATCCACCGTTTTCTCTTCTGAGTCTCGGAGGAGGATGTTAATCCTAACATGCTCCTGATCATCCTCAAGTCCAACTTCAATGCCAAGTGGTTTTATACTCATTCTGCATCCTCCTCTAAATGTGGTAGTGTCACCATAGTGGGAAGGGTGGGACTCGAACCCACAACCAACAAATTATGAGTTTGCTGCTCTGACCGATTGAGCTACCTTCCCAAACCCACAACGACGCTTAAGCTATGATCGTTGTGGGGCCATCTTGACAGAGAATTCTCTGACAAGACGGTAGTGGAGAGGGTGGGAATCGAACCCACAACCCACACAATTAGGTTAATCGGAAGGGAACCTAATCGTGTGTTCTACCGTTTGATTTACCTCTCCAGAGTGTAGCGTGGTACGCAACCTAAGCTGCAATAGCTTTTGATAGATACATCACGCTACATCTGACCATCACCAAACTAACTTTTCCCTGTGAGTGTCCTCAAGACCTCACACGTAATAGGTGGGAGGTGATGATCCTCGCGAGTTTACTCTTTCCGAAACTCATTGAACCTCATCTCGATAGCATAAAGTGTATTACACACAAGAGACGTTGAAACACCCATTTGGTAGGCTACCTCTTTTTGAGTGTAGCCTTGCTTAAGTAGCTTGATGATCTGTAACTCACGATAGTTTTTGATTGAGCGATCCAAATCCTCAAGCAATTCTTCCGTATTACCATTAGATAACCCGATGTCAACCTCGTTAGGGTCAACGTAGGTTATCTTGACTGGACAATGATCCCCTCCCTTGCTGTTCAATAATAAGCTCCTGTTGCCAAGAATCTTATTATTCATGAACGCTACGAAGTCTTTGCACCTAGTGTGCATCTTCGCAACTGCAAAACCAGTGAAGTTATCATCGTACATTTCTTTTATCAGGTCGCAAGCCTGACAGACACCAGTTACTGCTTCTGACAGCAGATCATTACCAAACTTTGGGTAGAAGAAGGAATACTGTGAGGCCACAACGAAACAAAGTCTCAAGTGTCCTTGGACCAGATCGGACTTTGCGGTACTGTCGCCACTCTTCAATCGGAGCACCAAACTCTTAATCTGTTCTTCTGTTAGGTCTTTGATCTTGTCACTTAGAGGGCTTCTTATGCAACCCTTGCGTGACTTGCGTCTGAATAAGTACATCAGGGCAGCTTGGCACTTCTCCTTGTGTTTTCTAATTTATCTCTGATCTTTGACCAGTGGTTTCCTGTCTCTGTGATGCCCATTTCGTAGGATCTTGTTACCATTCTTGAGGCAACCTCTATCAGGGCAGCACGGAAGTTTGTCCAACCGTACTTCTTCACCAACTGATACACCTCTTGAATGAGAGGTGTATCAAGGTTGGACGACATGGTATTCAGTTTGGATCTCTCAGACATAGCTGCCATAAACCTTTGGTATTCGGCAGCTACGTTTGGGTCTGATCGAATGTACTTGTTGAACACTGTTTGGTACTGTACCCCGATTGGAAGATCGAAGAAAGAATCATGTTCTTTGGTGTGGATAAGACTCCACAGTTCGTGGTTTGAAGCCAAGAACTTTGTCATCGTTTCCGCGTGGTACAATACCATGATTCATCCTAGAGGTACGATTACCAAATGTGGTACTGGCCGCCGTACCATTTCCAAGAATCCAGTACCATGCGGCCCGAACGAACCAAAATCCCTCCTCCATTATATCGACCTCTCGCACGGCATGCAAGCTAAGAAAACGGAAAAAATTCAGAAAGTTAAGAAAGTTTTGAAAGATACGCACAAGGTAAACAAAAATGGTACCGATACCAGTACCACTTTACAAGAGCACCACTTGTACTACTTTCAGATCATTGGGTGTTCTTTCTCGACGGGAAGGGTCGTATACCTTTTGTCCGTCCCAAGCCACAGCGTGAGTGGGTTCAATGATAACACACTTGCCGTGGGACATGTACTTTTTCACCCGATCATCATTGTTGTAAACGTCATGATGTGTACTTTTGTCTGGGGTCCAAAGACGCACTTTCGCAGGGACCATCATGGCTTTGATACCAAAGCTGAACCAGCAGAAGTCGAACATTTCAGAGGTGTGAAACCCTCTTCTATTCATTGGTTCGTGCAAGTCTGGAAACCAAATCTCTGAGCCATCATGCATCAGATAATCCGTGATCTTCTTCACATCAATGTCAAGAGCAATAGCGAAAGCTGTAGGCAAACAACTCCACATATTGGGTTGAGTCTGCATTTTCATATTTATAGTTCCAGTAGTTCGTGGAAAGGGTTTACCTGAAGCTCCCAACACTTGATAAAGAAGGAGATTGGTAAATCATCATCTCTATATGGACTGGCTTCAACGTATGAACAAACGAAGCAATAACCAGGTGAACACTTAACTGAGCCAACACCTACATCAACGTATTCTCCATCCTCAAAGGTATCGTTACCACAGACGGGGCATGTTAGCATGGTAAAAGAAAAAAGGGTGAATGAGATTACTCCCATCCACCCTTTATAGTTACTCCTGTACAGTGGTGGCTTTGGCCTCTTCGAGACACTCAGGAGTGATCTCGATACAGGTGTCAGCCACAGCACGCAGTTCGCGAGGAATGCCACAAGACACGATAGTACACTTTTTACCGCGTGCTTTGACGTACTCAACGATCGGAGCAAGTTCAGGATCGGACGAGCAAATAGCAACAATGTCCAGCTTGTCAATCATATTGACAACATCCAGAGCAATGCTAACATTCCAATTCGTCTTAATAAGACGAACTACTCCATCCCCTCCTTGTCTTGATCTCGGTTGTTTGTACTTAGGCTCAAAGCCAATCTTCTTCAGACAAGTTATGAACTTGGTTGCTTCATCCTTGGCCTGAACACCATAAGCCACAGCACGGTAAATGGTATCACTACCTACAACTAACTCTCGCAACTGCCCATAGTCCAACTTCCTGTCAGGGAATTTCTTCCCCACACAGTAGAACAGACTACTAACATCAGCAAAGATACCGACAGTTTTCATACTCAGATTTGACATCTTTTCTGTCTTTCAACAATAAAGCCTACCCTACGTTAATCTGACACTGTGGTCCATCACAGTAGAGTTCAGCTTCCGGGTTTGAATTTGTTAGTTCACTCCAGTCGATAGGTTGTATCTGTTTGATACGGTGGTTATATTCTTCTTCTGTGATACCCTCTTCAGGCATTTGCTGGTAAACACCAGCAGCCGTATGAGGCAACAAAGAAACAGACTTGGTGAGAGGGGCAATTGAAGACAACACATTCTCAATGTCATCTTCCTCGTGTTTGATATTGTAGGTATACAACTTGACATCGACAGGGGTTCGAGTCTCGTTACGAGTTACCTTAATCTTGTGAAAAGAGTTCTCACTCTCATGCTCGATCTCATCGAAATCGAATCCATAGTCGTGAGCAATCTTTTTCGCAGATTGGAGGGTATCAGCAGTAAAAAGGTGTTTTACCAATACCCACTTAGGCTTGAAGTATAAAGTGTTTGATACGGCGTTATCCGCCCACTCTCTCTGAAGAACAATGATGTTATTTGATTGTTCCCAAACAGTAACTTCCTCCGCTGGCTTGGCTGGGCCTTGGATGATTGGGAACTCGAAAACATAAGTTCTCGTCGGATCAGTAACATCAGGTTCATGCGGAACTCCAGCCTTCACCAACAGTTTGAAGATAGGCTGGAACGTGGCGACTCTGACTCTGCGAACCGTCCACTTGAACGTAGGATAACCAGCACCTGAAGTCTTGCCAGCCAGTTTTGGTGTAGTACCACCTGGCTTGCAAGTTGTCTTACGAATAGCCTCAGGAACTCCGGCCTCTCCATTGGCCCAACGGTTCGTGTCACAAACAACCTCGTAACCTTTACGCAACAATGCAACAACCTTGTTCAACTCCGAGTTGTGTTTCCAACCTGTGAAGTCGACCAAGGACACGCCGATTCGGCGATTCTTGGCGACAACCTTGTTTGTAGACTTCCTGTGCGTCGGTAGCAGCGACACTGTTGAGCAGTAGAAGGTAGCATACTCACAAGCTTTGAGCCACTGTGCATCATTGTTGCAACGTGTGGGCAAAGTTTCAGCCAGATTACACACTTCACGATGCTCAAGTGGTATTTCACCACAGTTAGAAACATTGCATCCTTGGGCCCAGAAAGTATGACTCGGACCATTGACAGTAATGTCCCAAGTCTCTTCCTCGCCAAGATACTCCTCAGACAAAATCTCATAAGTCAATTTTGACTTGTTGTTTTTACCAGTACCATTTACAATTTTCTTGAGCTTTTCAGTTTTGTAGTTCTGAATGAACCCAATGTATTTGTAGAACACATCTCTGTCTGTAGAGATTTGAAGATTCCAAGAGTCTCGGCAAAGATAGGTACCATTACCAAACTCAATAATCTTACCTTCTTCCTTGGTATAGTATGATCTGATCCCTAAGGCGGACAGCATCATCTGAGCAGCTTCAATCACTTTGAATGATGAAGCCTTCAGACATACTCTACCACGAATCACTGAACCATTGGCAGAATACAAACCACGAAGGAACCCAGCCATCTTGGATGGGTTACAAAGGTAGAACCTTCCATCAATAGTCCGTTCATAGGTAAGCGGCAGCCTATGGATAGTAGTCTTAACCTTGTGACAGTAGTCCTTCGAGTAGGATTCACCAATCAGGTGTGCCACCTCACTTAAGAAGTAGTCATGGTCATTGGCACCAATGTTTAGGCAGACATGGTTATTCTCTTGAGATCCATCCCCAACCACAAGACCGTCCATAATATCTTGAGGGTCAAGCTGATCGGTAGCAATACCGGCTGGGCCTTCCAGAACATCAATTCCAAAGGCATCCTTAACTTCAACCTTCATACCTTCACAAACTACTCTATGGTTAGCTGTCCCATAGAATACATTTGCGTTGGTCCTATAGGCAAAGACAGGGTTGACACCTGTTGACCACTTTTTCTCAATAGTAACCCATCCATCTTCTGACCAAATCTTGGAGCCAACGTCAACCTGATCAAAGGTAGTAATACCATTTGGAGTTAGTACCTTTGATGACGCTCTTAGGCAAGGGTTCATACCAGTGGCATAGTCCTTCCTTGCATATTCTGTCTTACCAATGCGTCCCAAAGGGAGGTTCATCGAATTGATAAAGCCGGGTTCACCATTCTTAATCACTCTACGAGCGATCTCACCCAACTGTTGAAAATCCTCAGGTTCTTCAAGCTTGACAGAATTGTTACTCATGTAACCAACTTCTGCACGGTGTGGGAACGTCGTGTAATCCTTGAGATTCATAAAGGTCTCATCATAGATGCTACCACTAAGGATCTCAGCACTACGTCTTACGTTCCCAGATACCACGCAACAGCCTGTGGCATTCATAATGTCAGACTTGAGCAAGATGGTATCATAGTATGGATCTTCCAGATACATACGCATGTACTTGTCAATCCTATTATGAAGTTCAATCAAGGGTCCGGGACCAGAAGCGACCCCGCCAAATCCTTTGATAGGTTCACCCTCAGGTCTGATCTCATCATAGATGAATCGTGGTCGTGAGCAACCCTTGGTAAGATAAGACTCAATAAGAGACTTAGTAGAGTCGCACCACCCTTCGCGAGAGTCTTCGACGACAAAGTCTCGTCCATTGCTCTTTGGTGAGAATACCTCAAGACCGGATCTGAGTGGTTGGGCACCAACTCCAACTCCATTCATTAAGCAGTCCATGGCCCAATGGATGTCGTCACCAATCACATCAGTGAGATTGGTGAAAGCACAATTGTACAGAGCCATCGCACCACGTTGATAAACGAACTCTGTTCCCATAGCCCACAGTCCACGTCCCGGCGGGAGCCAATACATATTGAACATGGAAATGGCAAAACCCAAAGCATAATGCTGCCACTGAAAGTCATCCCAGAACAGATGATTCTTGATGTAATGGTCCTTACGGATGGACATTACACCTTCAGTAACACGAATTACACAATCAGCCCACGACTCCATCTTACCATTTAGCATCATCCTTGAATAGTGTTTATAGAAGATAAATTCGCTGAACTGACCATACCCGAAGTTCGCGGACATGGAACGAATTGTATCTTTAGTTTGTTCTGCAAGCACAAACCTCTGCGTTACATACATGGGCTATTCTCACTTCATTCTTAATTGTTGTTTCAGGAAATACTCCCTCCAGTTGTGAGGTTTCCTAAGTTTGTCTATCTCAGAATCAGAAGCACCAACCAAGATCCATATGGCTGCACCGTGTGCTTCAAAGATTGGAAACCACTCACATTGGGCAGGGGTAAAGACATGCTTCTCAGGATGTTTTACCTCTACCCACCTTTCACCGTATGTCTTGTGCCGACAGTACAAGTCAGGGAAGCCAGCTTGGAACATGCTACCATGAGTAGGTTTCACCAACCATTCTCGGTACCTTAGTTCCCTTATAATGGCTTCCTGAATATCAGCTTCTGACTCTTTGTGCTTTTTTAGTGACCCCATTGGCTCCATTGACGGTCTCCATAGCAAGTGACAAAGTGATCATTTGAACGACGTTGTGCAAGGACTCAACTTTCTTCGTTTGCTTGTACTCGTTGAGGTACTCCTCAGCACGGATCAAACAATACTCTGGGCTACTGTTGGCAATGGCTGTTCTGAACAGGATAGCGGTCGGGTCGAAAATGAATTGACGAATGATTTCTTTGATGAGGGTTTTGGTAACACGTTGTTTCATGGTTTTCTTTCACATTTTCATAATTTTGAGGAAGTCACGTTTCAACTCTTCAAGGTGCCCCTTGATGAGATTCTGTTCTTGCAGTCCAGTAATCTCATGAAGAAGGTACATCTGCCAAACTGATGAGGTCAGTCCCGGAAGTGTCCAGACTTGGTTCGCTTGGGTCCAAGGACCATCATAAAGGTACTTTACCGCAAGCTCGATCAAATCTTTGTTTTGCCTCGGTACTATACCATCCAACACATCTTTCAATCTCTCAATGAAGATTGAGTCTACGCCCGAGTAGAGTAGAATCTCAACCATGTTGTCTAGCATCTCAGCAAAAGACAATTCTTCACTCGTCTTGATCTGATTCAGTTTGGTCCTCTATTCTTACATTTTCTTGATCTTGAAGAAGTCTCAAAGCCTTATTGTACGAGGCAACGAACTCGCAGCATTCTCTGTACACAATATACTCACACTCCGATAAGGTCTTACCCTCAGCACGCATATAAGACATACGCATGATGATATTGTAAGCCATAACGTAGGATTCGCTTATTTGGACGCCCAACTTTTCATCCCCATCTTCCACTCCATCCCAATGAGAGGGATTAGAGGTCTGAATGACTCTACTGTGTCACTCACGATCTTCTTTACTTGAAGTTCATAACCCCATTTTACTGGGCACAAGATTTCGTCATGAATGTTCATGGGCATGACAATCCATTCATTGATACCAGAAGGTTGAATCTGCCAAATCTTCTCTTGCACAATCTTAGTGATCCCTGCACCAGTACCTTGAATCTCATGGTTGGTAGCTGATCTCACATTAGACTGTTGCAAGGCGAAAGCTGCACCAAACAAAGCTGACCGTGCTGCACCTTGTTCGGTCTGTTGACTTCCATCCCTGCGTCTGTTGACCTTTGCTTTGAAGGTCAACCAAGACTTGGGAGGGTCGTTACCCAGATCAAACAAAGCCTTGCAAATCATGTTTTCTAGGGTATAGTACCTTTTGAAGCCAAGCAAGGTTGGCATGAACTCAGCAGGCTCTTTCCAGATGATCCTGCTACCTATACCACCCACCTGTCTCATGGACTGGAACATATTGGTAACACGAATCTGGGCACGAGCCACACCCTCATAGGTCTTGGCCCAATTCTCCATCGTGTTATCAGCCATCTCTTGACTGAGACCAATATTGTTTACAAGAGAGTGGGCAGTACCACCATACAAAGAACTGAACAGTCCAGACTTACCCTTTTTGTATTTGTCATTCTCAGTATGCTGAGAAAGCAAGATACTATCGTAGGTCTCTTCGGGAAACATGGCCTGTGCGAACAGAGCATGGATCTTTTTACCAGACTTAAGTTCCTCTGTGAGCTTAGGATCATCGTAAATTGAAACTGCAATACCAACCTCAAACGAATCGAAGTCACCTCCACAAAGACTCATGCCCGGCCAATTTAGGTAAAAGCATTCTCGAACTTCTTTGGTAGCTTTGATACCTTGAGGGTTCAGTCCGTCGGCCCCAGCCATACGACCAGACAGGGCACCAATGATTTTGAATGAAGCGTGAAACCGTTCAGCTTGGAGAAGTTTGTCAAACAGTTCACGTTCTTTTCCAGCGGTCCGTGCAGCAGTAACAGCCTTTGCACGTTTAGTGATCTCATTGTCAATGGTACCGGTACCACCACAAGTCTTGCACTCCTTATCAGGTTCCCCTGACACTAAGGTGCAATCACATTCATCACCCCAAGTGGCCATCTCTTCCATAGTTACCTTATCGGTGCTATTCTCGGTGACAGCTACTTGTTCTGGAGTCAACAGGGGGAAGATCCATCTCTTCACATAGTGATGGTCCGTTGGGGCGGACTTTTCCTTCTGCTCGGCAATCTGTCTCTGCTTTTCTATCTTAGTGGTATCAACCCTGAAACCACGCCAACGTATTGCAGCGACAGCACAAGCAAGATTACTGTCCACATCTCCCACCTCAGGTCGTCCGAAATAGTCGTAAAGACGCCGGGTATAATCCACATCTTTTCTGGCGTACGTTCTCGCAAGTTCATTATACTCCCAATGGTCTATGTGTAACTTGATCATTTGGGGCCATGTCCCCTGCCAGTTTTTCTTACTAGCGAAAGGAATGGCCTTGGCATAAGGAGCGTGTCCTACCTCTTTAGGTAGGAACTTCCTGTCCACCTCAATGTCAGAGAAACGAAGAATATCATCTTCCTTCTCACCCAAAGCATCTATGGCTAAGACCTTCAAAGCTGTTGAAGGCTTGAACTTCAGGACGACATCTTTGAAGTCTGGATTAACGTGTCCATCACCATCGGTGACATCATATACTTGCCACCGTTTGTTGGTATCACCACCACGAGCGAAGTAAATGTCTTTGAGCGGTATACGTGCTTCAAGTTCATCGGCAAGCTGGAAGGCAATGGCTGTAGGAACCCTCTTGATACGAATATCATGACGGTCCATGCACGATTGGTATGGGCCTTTGCGAGCTTCAAGGAACAAGTCGCACGCTTTGACCGGCTTAAGGCATAATCCATCTCTGGCATAAGGTTCAAGCTCACCAAGTTCATCAATCAGATCAACAGGGTAAGCGTCCCAATCATCAATGAGTGAGAAGACAGTATAGGCTTTGCATAGTTGGAAATGGTCGAATGCAAGGTTGAACCCGACCACCCCTGTCTCATGCTCCATGAACATCTTGATTAGGCGAAGGTTATCTCCAATGGTATTGTACCAGAAGTTATGAAGATAAATATCACCATCATTTACTGCATATTGCAGTAAGACTGGCATTCCGTGCAGGCCGCAAGTTTCTGTATCATAGAAGATCATAGGTTGCCTTAGTTATTGCTTGGGTTGATCCCGCCACGCTTCCACGCCTCACCATCGTCTTCATCCTTAGGAGGGGTGTAAGTGAAATCATCAGAAGGTAGTTTCTTAACTACACCGTGTACTATCACCGTTGCACAGACTGTTGCAACACTGAAGCACACAGTAGCAAGGAAAGCTAATGTCATAACAAGATCATTCAGATTGTTCATCGCTTGTGAGTTCCTTGAGTCTGATGGCACGATCGCGGATTTCCTGCGGCATCTTCCACTCTCTACCGAACCCCTCTGCGTAGGATTCGATCTCCTCAAGAAGTTCAAACGTGTTCACATGACCGGCCACCCAACCAAGGACTCTAGCTTCCAAGCAAGGTCCAACAGCCTCCATGATCATGTCTTGAATGGAATAAATCTCATTCAATGATCGTATCTTGTTAGAGAGTGGGTTAGACACCTTAGCTTCAGAAATCTTCTTGGCCTTACGGTTGATGGTAGACTCACCGCGAGCTTTCGATTCCTTCAAACAACGGTAGGTTGCGTAAAGGTCTTCTTTGACCCCAACAAGAGGGAGCAGGGTTTTGGCTTGCTCAAAGGTGATCGTACCAATTGACAACTCATCCTGAATGTCTTGTGGCAACTGAAGAATGTCGATTCTGTCCTTGACCCAAGAGCCAGAGAAACCTACCATCTTACCGATGGAAACGTAGTCCATTCCAAGAACTCTAAACCTTTTCATGAACTCGGCAATCTTGATCAGACTAATATCCTTACGGTGGATATTCTCTGCCAAGTTGTGACGCATGGCATCAAGTTCTGAAAGTCCAGTTCTGATGGATGCACGAATAGTGGGGAGGCCGAGGTGCTTGCAGGCTGTATATCGTCTGTGGCCCACAACGATCTTATATTTGTACTTACCGTTCGGGTCATTGAACGGCTGGACAAGGATGGCTTGCAACAGGCCATCCCTCTTAATCTCTGCCATCAGATCCATCACATCAAACTTGGTAATGTCACCACGACAATTGAAACTCCCGTCGCAGAAGATTTCTGCAATAGGGAGTTCCTGTTCAGTAATGTGGTCACCATTATTGAATGTGACAGGTTCAAGCTCCCGCTTGAACTCATCAGATACTTCTTGTTGAGTGTACTCAGACATAGATTGCCTCTTCCAGTTGTCCTAATGAGATGTCTTGAAGTTCTTTCTTCTTCCGAAGATTCTCAAGGACCAATTGATCTGATGGTAAATGGATGAGGTCAATGATGGTTGCACCTTTGTTCACATCCATACTGATACGATGAATACGATCTTCTGACTGCATTCTTGCGTCAGCCGAGAAAGTGTTGGAGTAGTACAAAATGGTAGGAGATTTGGTCAGGGTAAGTCCAGTACCGGCAGCTTCAGGATTCCCAATGAAAACTACTCTGGGGACTTCTTCCAGCTTCTCCTGAAACACGTTAAGCAGGTCCGTTGGGCTGAGTTGAGTATTGAAGGAACTTCTGTACCCTCTACCATCAACTGCAATCCACTCCCACTTCATAGACTTTGCGATTTCAATGCAGCGGTCCACAGAACCCATGAACCCCGCAAAGACCACAAGACGACCAACATCCTCATGCTCATCAAGTAAGTCACGAAGATACTGTTCTTTAGGCGTGTCAAGCTGTCTTGCAGTCCTCTCATAAGTCTTGATCTCACCAACACCATCACAGTGCTGACAGGCCAGTTGCTCCTGTTTGTAGAGGTTCGGGAATTCAACGCTGTTAATGGTAATTGATTCAAGTTCTTCATCGCTGACGAAATCTCTTCCATTGAGAAGGCCAAGCTCCGACATGAACTCAAAGGTCTTTGCAGGGCCACAATACACATCTTGTAGTGTGGTACGGGTACCTTCGCAGAGTGGGCATGTTTGCTTACCCTTCTCAGTTTCTTCATATAGAAACCCATCAGACAACTCCCTCAGATGTGTCAGAGCTTTGATCGTACTTGAAGACTTCTTAACCAACAACCGTGCAGCACGCAACGTGTCTGTAGTCGGTGGTAGCTGTACCACTTTGTAAATCTTGTCAGGAAGATTCAGACACTCTTTCTTCGTCTTGACAATGACCAGACCTTGCATACGCTTGTACAGGTTGGACACCTCATTGACACACTTCTTATAGTCATGACGGTGGAGGTTAGACAAAGAGTGTTCTATGGAGTCTTTACCTTCTCCGCAAACGTCACAACGTAACTCGTTGTCCCTCCAAGCTTTTCTCTCAGGGTACACCCCTCCTGTACCATTATCCTTTTGTACAACGATAGCCAATCTGTAGGTGAATTTGTGAATGTCACCCTCCATGATATAGCCGGGGCGGGCAATCTCACACTGGTGGTACCAGTCCACCGGAGTCTTAGGTGCCGGGGCACCAGACATCTCAATCACATAACCCGCAGGACCATGTTCTCTACGAATGGCATCAGCAATGTACATAGCGGCTTTGGACCGTTGTGCTGTTGGAGTCTTGAACCTTGCAGATTCATCGAACACAACACCTTGATGGATCAATCGACCGGGAGTCCAATTGTTTGCGTACTTCTCAAGTGAGGAGCATGTGACAAAGGTAGGATTGACCTTACTGTTCCATTTCTTGAATTCCAACTTGACAGAGTTCAAAGCGGAAGCAGGACCGACCCAAAGCCAATCCTTGACTCCGCTTATCTCCATCGCTTCCATAGCTGATAGTGTCTTGCCAGTACCCATCTCACCAGCGATAATCGCGTAGTGTCTCGTGATGAAGTGCTGGATGAATTCATACTGATGAGGGTACACGTTCCTACCAGAATGCAGCATGGTAATCATACCATCTGACATCTTTGTGTGCGGGATGTCAATCAGAGGAATGTCATATTGGAAGTAAGGATTCTTACCTTCCATGAATTCAATCTGGAACCAGTTGTGGAAGTTATCGTCGCACGACCATTGTTTGACAGGGTTATCATCAAACCCGTGCCACTTCATACCGGACATACACTTCTTCAGATCGTCAGTCAGCTTCTTGTTGAAGCCATACTGCAACCACAGTTTATTACCTTTCTTGGTAAAAATGACAGGAACAGATCGTTTGATCCCATTGTCCATTGTCACGATAAGGTCTGTTCTGTAACTTTCACCATGCTCAAGGATCATATTTATTTCCTGTGTTGAAGTTTGAATGTGTTGTCTGGTAGCTGTACCCGGTTATAATCTGAGAACATGGCCCCAAGGCCCTCTGAATCAAATAACTCAATAGCCCTATCCCCAAATGACCTCAGTGAGAAACTTGCGGAGCCTGTGCAGCTATTTATTACTGCTGACCTCCATTGATCGAGGTCTCCTGAAATTATAGTGAAAAGGAAACCGTCTGATGATTTACCCGACACTGTGGAGAGCTTGGTATTTTGTATGACCTCATTAAGCTCATCCAATGTCGAGAACATAGCCACGTTATAGTGGACATGGTCCAACGCAAAGCCCGGATTCTTACCAACTAAAGAGGGTTTAGAACCGGGTGACTTAATTTCGTGTAAGGTGGTGAGAAACCCTAATGGGATTTCTGGCTTGATGCCTACCTCATCAAGTGTCTTGGATACCGAACGGTGGAGAATCTGATTAGCTCCAGCTAAGTAAGAGTTCCAATTTATGTTCGTCTTACCAATGATTATTAGCTTTATCATAGATTCCCTAAAAAGAAAAAGAGGTTGACCCCTGTGATGGAGCCAACCTCTTTTTGGTATTGTTACCGTGCCCGGTCCGTGGCAGCAGCCGCGGTGGCATCAACGGACTTCACATCGGTATCGGTGGGGTTGGCGAATTTCTCAGCGATACGAGTGAGTTCAGCATGGTCAGGCAGATTTTCCTGAGCGATGGGTGTCGAGGACGCAAGGATCTGTGGGGCTTCCCACTTGTACTTTGCATTCTTCGCAAGACGCCACTTCAACAGGATAGCCTTACCCATAGACGATTCCACATTGTCAGCTTCGTTACGAGCCGAAGCGTTGTTCATGTGGTAAACCACAAACTTCTTCTGGGTCGGGAGCCAGAGCAGGAACTCGGGGCCGTACATGCAGCCAGAGTCCTTTTCGCTGGACTTCTCTTTGACCTTCTGGTACTCCGGATTTTCCGGATTGTAGAAGGTCTCGAACACTTGCCCGATGATTCGGACAGCTTTCCATCGCCAAGAAACAGGAATAGCAACGACCTCTTCGCCAAGGTCGATCAAGACTTGATTCTCGGTGAGGCCATAGTGACCTCTGCTGATGGTGCCCTCCTTCACTTCGCCACTGTTGCTACCATACAACTTGATGTATGGGAGGAAGCCAGCGGATCGGATCTCGCTCTTGAACACTTCGCGGTTTGCGTGTTGGTTCTGGGCGAGTCCCGACATAGGAATGAGCGATTGTTCTGCGGGGACTGTTGCGGGAAGGTCAGACGACATGAGGTTGTTCTTTCGTTTTGTTTATTGAGAGGGTAAACCCGGCCCCAAGAATCATGGGGCCGGGTACTGATACCAAGATCGCTTAGCCATCAACCTTTTCGGTCGAGGCAGGAGCTTCAGCAGCAGGGGGAGCGTAGTGGCCCTTCACCCAATGGTGCTCTTTGTCCCACGCCGCCATGGTGGCCTTAACGTCACCACCTTCCTTGATGGTCTTCGCTTCGAGAGCGAACCGTTCAGCCTTGAGTTCGGCTTCCTTCAGTTGCTTCTCTTTGCGTTCCTTCTCGGAAGTGGTACGCTTCTCAGCGATCTTACGCTGCGATTCCTCGAACTTCTGCCGAGCGGTGGCAATCGAGTTCGGGTCTTGGTGCAGGCACCACAGCATGGCCAAACGCCAGCCAGCGATGGCGGAAGACTTGTCCGCGATCGAGGCATCCTGATCAACAAGCAGCTTTCCGATGTTCTGGGCTTCGGATTCTGACTTGATGTCGGTCATCTTCTGGAGTTTGACCACCGGGGTGAACACTTCACCACCAGCAGCACGTCCAGCACGCTTGGCAGCGGTCAGTTCCTTACGGAACGTATTGGCCGCTTGCAGGAATTCCTCGGGGGAGAGGTTCTGGGCACGTTCAATGAACTGGCCCTGATTTTCTTCCGGCAGTTTCGCCAGAGCGTACGCATTGGTCAGCTTGATCATGCCGCTATCGACAAGTTCAGCCGCCTCTTTCGAGAGCTTGGCCAAGCCAAGCATCTCACCGAACCAAGCGGACGATTTGCCCAACTTGGCAGCCAGATCCCCGGACGTAAGGGTGGGGTTCTGGGCAAGGATGCGGACCAAGCTGCGAGCATACTCGGCGGGCTTGGTCTCTTTGCGTTGGACGTTGGTGATGATCTGGCTGATCATCGCTTCGTTGTCGTCCATCGCCTTGATGGTCGCGGGGATGGTATCAAGACCAGCCGCACGACTCGCCGTCAGTCGGTTCAGCCCATCAACGAGGAAATACAGAGGCTCGTTGTTTTCGTTCAGGGCCGGGGTACCGTCACCCTCAAGGATCGGTCGGACCAGAACCGAGTTCAAGACACCCTTTTGGGCGATAGAAGCGGTAAGCTCCTTGAAGTCAACCGATTCCGTTTCCACTTCGCGGAGGGCGACGGGATTTTCCTTGATCTGTGACAGCTTCAGTGTTGCGAGTTCGGACATAGTTTCTTTCTCGTAAGTTTGTGGTGTGGTACCTTTACCCACGCCTGTCGATTGGTTCCCGTACCAAAAGTACGCCAGTCGTACCAAAAGGTCGGGTCCGTACCAAAAAGCCGGGGTGCGTACCAAAAGGACGCTCCAGCGATCGGACGGCGATAATTTTCCCCTGCAAAAGAGATTAGGATACTTGTCAAAAAAAATTTACTAATTTCGCCAAGTGACTGATTGGATTACTGTTTATCCCTTTTCTATTATTGCACTAGGGAAGGGAAATTTTCTCTATCTAGTGCGATAAATAAAATGGGGTTGAGTGGTAAGTTAATCAGGGATCACTGGCAATTTTTGGCCAAAAGTATCCTAAGATCAAAAGTAGGGAGGTAAGGTAATCAGTCATGGTATCGAAAAATGGTACGGCAGGTCGTACCACAATTGGTATCAATACCCTAAGAGAGGATAAATGGTCACACAAGTAGAAGCAATCAAGAATTTCCTAGTTATGAAGACGCACTCGGACCTAGCGTCCATGTACAGTGAGTGTATGGAGGTACAGGTCAATGTGGCCGCGGATGATGGTACACGTATAGAGGATGTGTTCAAAGGACACAAGTGGCACGGTTACACGGATGGTATACAAACATGGAAGTCTTTCAGGATTCCTAGGAATGCGAAAACCAATCCTGAGTATGGTATGGATACCACGATGGCATATGATCTTGTCAAGCATGCCGAAGGTATTGGTATGACAGGATGGGATTGGGTAAATAAGAAGTCACGTTGGGTCGCTTACGACTTCGACGCTATGACAGGCCATAGCGAAAAGCATGATAAGAGACTTTCAGACAGTGACCTTGAGGCCATCAAGAATGCTGTCAGCAACATCCCGTGGGTAACAGTCCGAAAGAGTACAGGTGGTAAGGGTTTGCATCTGTATGTGTTTCTCGATGGTATTGATACCGAAAACCATTCTGAGCACGCTGCCCTCGCACGAGCGATCCTAGGTATGATCGTGGCACTCACAGGCTACGACTTCCAATCTAAGGTTGACATTTGCGGAGGTAATATGTGGGTGTGGCATCGCAAGATGTCCACAGCTAACGATGGGTTGCAGCTTATCAAGTCTGGGGATGTCCTGAAAGATATTCCTATGAACTGGAGAGACCACATTAACGTGGTTTCTGGTAAGCGTAAGCGTGTTGTACCTGACTTTATCGCCAAAGAACAGTCCGAACTGGTCGAGAAAATGTTTGAGGAGCTGTCGGGCCAACGGTCCCGCACCTCATTGGACGAGACTCACCTCAAACTTATGTCTTACTTGAAGGACAACGGACACTACTGGACCTTTGATCAAGACAACAATATGTTGATCACGCACACATATAGCCTCAAGTGTGCCCACACTGATCTAGGCTTCAAAGGTGTCTTTGAGACTTTGGCCGAGGGGTCAGAGAAAGGGGTTGACAAGAACTGCTTCCTGTTCCCCATGCGTAATGGTGCATGGTCCGTACGTAGATACAGTCCCGGTGTTGCGGAGGCACCAACGTGGGAGCAGGATGGTCAAGGATGGACCATGTCTTACTTCAATATTGATGCTGATCTGAAGACTGCTTCAAGATTCCACAATGGTCTCGAAGATGACGACGGATCATTTATCTTTCGCACCGCTGAGTCAGCGGCCAAAGCCGCATTGATGCTAGGGATCAATGCCACGTTTGACCCGTTGCTTCGCGATCGAGAAGCTGCTTTGAAGGAGGGTAAAGACGGTCGCATCAGGTTTTCCATCAAATGTGATGACAATATGGTGGCCTCTGATAAGATGTCTGGTTGGCTTCCCAAGAAGGGTAAAGTGCAGAAGTTATTCAAACCACGATCAGTCGCTAAGGTTGAGGCCGAAAGTGGTAACTACGATGAAGTGGTACGGCACCTTATCACAACAAGCCGCGAAGACTTTGGTTGGGTCTCTAAGAACAGTGATGGTTGGAACAATGAACCACTAAATCACATCAGGATTTATCTTCAGTCTTTGAACCTTTCTCCTAATGATATTAACAGAATTCTTGGTAGTGCTATCATTAACTGCTGGACAGTTACTAACAAGCCCTTCCAACCTGAGTATCCAGGTGATAGGAAATGGAATAAGGAGGGTGCACAACTCAGATTCACGCCTAGCCAAAATGTCGATTCACTATCATATCCAAATTGGTTATCTGTGTTGAAACATTGCGGTGCTGGATTGGATAGTGCTGTTAAGGAGAATGTGTGGTGCAAGGCCAATGGTATCCTGAATGGTGCTGACTACCTCAAGTGTTGGGTAGCCAGTCTGTTGCAAAGACCACTTGAACCATTACCTTACCTGTTCTTGTATTCCTATGGACAAAACACTGGTAAGAGTATTTTCCACGAGGCACTATCTTTATTGATCAATAGAGGTGTCGCTCGTGCGGATAATGCCCTTACTAATAACAGCTCCTTCAATGGTGAGTTGGCCAATGCTGTCCTTTGTGTGGTTGAAGAAACTGATCTGCAAAGGAACAAGTTGGCCTACAACAGAATTAAGGATTGGGTCACAGCCCGACAGATCCCTATCCATAGGAAGCACGAAACCCCTATAACCATTGATAACACGACGCATTGGATTCAGTGTGCTAATGACGATGCCTACTGTCCAATCTTCCCCGGTGATACCAGAATCACTATGATCAAGGTTGAACCATTATCACCTTTGGAAATGATTCCGAAGACAGAGTTACTTACTTTGTTGGAAAAGGAAGCTGCCGACTTCTTAGCTGAGGTGCTTAGTCTTGAGCTACCCAAGTCCAATGATCGTTTGGGTATCCCTGTCATTGAGACTCAAGAGAAGACTTCAGCAGCTATGGCCAACAGGTCAGAGTTGCAGACGTTTGTGGACGACTGTTGCTTTGAGGATATTGGAAATTCCATTACTTTCGCGGAGTTCGACGCTGCATTCAAGAAGTGGTTAGATCCTAATGAGGCTTACAAGTGGTCCAAGATTAAGGTTGGTAAGGAGATTGTCAAGTATTATTCCGGACAATATCCGAAAGGTAGGAGTACCAAGGATGGGACACATTGTATAGGTAACATATCTCTCACTAAACCTGAGAAGGAAAGTGGGAAACCCAAGTATGTAGTGCATGACGACAAGTTGGTCCACTATACCCAAGGATCGTAACCTATGGGAATAGTAGAAACCTACAACCGACTAACAGACAAAGAAAAAGGTCTATTGCAGATTGGATTTGAGTCTGGATCAACACAAATTGTCATCTTCAAGGATGGTAGTTTCATCAGTGTCAACTTCGATCACAGAGATGGTTACATTGCCACCGAGTCCAAGAACCGTTGGACCGTGGGAGTAACTAACGAAAAAGAAAGTGTCTTATGATTATTATCGGCTTTGGCCACAGGAAAAGAGTTGGTAAGGATACCGCTTGCAAGTTCCTCATGTCACACCTCAGGATGAATACTAAGGGTCTTGCAATTGTCAAAGGTAACCTTGCCTACCCTTTGAAGCAAATCTGTTACATGGCCTATGGGTGGGCAGGACTGAATGGTCCAGAGTATTATGACACGGATGAAGGGGCTAAGTATAGAGAGGTCATTCTTCCCAAACTTGGCAAAACCCCTCGTCAGATCTGGATTGAGGTTGGTAACAAACTGCGAGACGTGTATGAGGACACATGGATCGACTTAACCATCAACCAAAGTAATGCTGATGTACTTATCCTAGGGGACGTACGATACCCTAATGAGGTCAACACCATTAGAAGATATGGTGGTGAGGTCCACAAGATCGAACGTGATGCTGCTGAAGTCAGTCACGACGTTGCGGACACGGCCTTAAGGGACTATGAAGGTTGGGACAGTGTCTTGAAGAATAATGGTGATCTCGGAGACTTCCACAAGGAAGTTTCCGCACTTGGTGACAAGATCATTTCTGGAATGAAAGGCATCTAATGGCTAAGAGTCTCTTAGAACTGATGATGGAATCAGAACACCTCGATGAAGTCTCTACTTCATCGAGAGTGGAGCCGGTACGGGGACCATTTCTCTGGCCCGGCAACAAATTCTCCTCCCTTGAGAATATCCTCCCTATGTTACCACACAGGGAAAGTTTCATTGATGTGTTTGGTGGCTCTGGTGCCGTTACCTTGAACAGGAAAGTTTCCAAGTTCCAAGTGTTCAACGATGCGAACTCTGGGGTTTGTGCATTCTTTCGTGTCTGCCGAGACAAGGATAAGTTGGAACAGTTGTGCGACATTATCAACCTCATGCCACATGCTCGTGAAGAGTTTATGCTTTGTAAGCGAACGTGGGAACAAGAGCTTGATGATGTGGTCAAGGCTGCCAAGTTCTACTATACTGTTCAGTGTTCCTTCCATGGGGACATGAGAGTGTTTGGCAGAACCAGAACCGGCTCCACCATTATCTGGAAACGACTCAGAGACAAGTTACCTGAGTTCCAAAGGATAGCCAATGCGTTTCTCAGTATACAGATTGAGAATCTTGATTGGCGAGTCTGTTTGAAGGACTTCGATAGCAAGGATACAGTATTCTACCTTGATCCACCTTATGTGAACAAGAACTGCTACCATGATAAGATGACAGTTGACGATCATCATGAGATGTGTAGGAAGATCATGGGTATGAAGGGGTTCGTTGCCCTCTCAGGTTATGAAAATGAAGTGTACGATCAGTACCAATGGGATCATGTCTACAGTTGGGAGATCCCTGACAGATTAAGTACACAGATGTACAACGACAACTTCGAGAGTAAGGAAAAAGGTCAAGTGCGTGGTGCGGCTAAGGAAGTCCTCTGGATCAAAGAATAGAAAGATTAACTATGAGACACTTCAATGGTGATATACCATGTGTTGTGGATACCGAAACTACAGGGTTCGACCCAAGAACCTTTGACATTGTTAGTATGTGCATTCTACCTTTGCACCCTGAAACTCTTGACATACACCCCAAGATTGGTGCCTTTGATATTCTCATCAAACCCAAGCGACCTGAGAATATTGACTTTGATGCTATCCGTATTCAAAGACAAAACAATCATATGGGTGATGCCGATGACATTGTGTTTGTCAAGGAGTACATCGCGAAGATATGCAGAGAGGGTCTTGAGCCAGATTATGCCAAGACCCTGCTGTATGAGTGGTTCCAGTCATTGAAGCTCCGTCCGACGAAAAGGATTATTCCTATTGCCCACAACTGGCCATTCGATCGGGAGCACCTGATTGAATGGTTGGGTTACAATGGGTTTGGATTCATCTTCCAGCACCAATACCGTGATACAATGCCAATCACATTGTTCCTCAATGATGTGGCTGATTGGCACGGTAATGAATACCCTTTCCAACATCACAAACTTAATGCCTTGTGCAATGCTATGGGGATCAAGCGTGATAGGAAGCATACAGCTTTGGACGATTGTGTGGACACACAGAAACTTTACAAGGCTCTGGTCAAACGAGAAATCCCTCTCAAGGTGAATGTAATTGAACCACTCTCCAGGTGATTTTTACATACTTTGTGGTGTGATCATGTTTGCTCTTGGTTTGATTGGTGTGTTCTTGGCCATGATCAGTAGGGATTAAGACAAAAGCCCACAGATGGTACTAATACCATCTGTGGGCTTTTTTGTTACACCTCACGGACTAACACTTGATAACCACCATGCACATTGAACTCTGCGGATTCTCCACCCTTCAGAGTCTTGACATAGTGTTTCTGATCTCCCCCGAAGTATGGTTTACCTTCGGTGGTCACAGGTTCAGCCTCAATCACTCTTTCACTTTCAGGAGACTCGTCATTCTTAACTATGATCCTGATCGTCATTGGGCCACACTCTTTTGTTCGCCCGGATCTTCATCTTCAACCTGTTCAAGAACCTTGAACTGGAGGTCTCCCGGTTGGTGCGGAGCAATGGTATCAACCGGAGTGAAGCTCTGAACCTTGGGAAGCGATCTGTTTCCAGCCGCATCAACATCAACCAAGGTCACAGTGATCTTGGTATTCGCAGGGATCAGGAAGGATTGGGAAGGGGCCGTAGGGGTCAACTTGGTCGTGATAGGGTTTTCATCACCATCGACGGCGACCGAGAACTCACGCGACACAACGTCGCTATCAACAACCGGCGGGAGCAGGACTTGGACTTTCAATTTCGTACCCATCAGGGTATCTCCTATCATCATGTACATGTTATCAGGGCAACACGATGCTACCCTGCTTATTCCAAACTGTTTGGGCATAGTTCACACCAACGATCTCTTGGGCTTTGTGATTGGTCCAGAGTAGGACCAACGATTATTATAGAATCCCTTGTTGAAGTATTGCATATAATCAATCCTGCAACGGTAGATCGCACCAGTCTTTGGGTCTTGACTGAGACGACAGATCCCTCCCCCGACATGGGCATCTAATCCTTTCTTACGCATAAACACAGTCTGATCCTGAGTGCAACCTGTTTGAATGGTATGGACACCACGAATCAGATTATAGCTCAACTTATGATAGTGTCCAATGAGTAGGACTGCTGGTTTCTCCCCTCCTGAGAAACTCTCAACGATCTTCTGAGGCTTGTAGCTCATGGCATAGGCTGAGCCTCCACCGGGGTGCATGGAGAGGAGGAACTGCTTCTTCCTTGAATTGACATTGATCAAAGGTATGAAGGCTTCCATGTATCCTGTACATACCCAATCCTCTCTCCCCTCCTTGTACATCAAGTCTTCCAATCGACTCCCTACATCTATCCCTTGGTCGTGGGCCCACCATCCTTCGTGGTCATCACCAGTGATAGCGTAGGTAGTGATACCTTTTCTCTTAGGATAGTTATCGACACAGTATTTCAACTGTCCGTCTATACCGTGAGTATGAATATCATGCTTATTCAATCTGCACTCACCATCCACCCAATTTCCTTGGTGGTACACCCTAGTTACACCCTCAATCTCAAATACATCATACATGGTATTGAGAACGTCAAGTCTCTCATATTTACTTCCTAAGTGTGTATCCCCTAGGAAACCAAACGTAAAAGAGTTATCCTTGTCGCTGATGAAGGCATGTTCCTTGTCCACCTGGTTGACAGGTTTGACAGGTAGTTCCTTGGAGATAGAATACTTATCTCCATGCTTAACGAGCATGTAGCCCAATAATTTGATGTCCTTCAGAATGTCTCTAACAGCTACCTTAGAAAGTTTGAACCTCTCCGAGAGACTAGAGATTGTCTGAGCTTTGGACCTCAGTGCGTTGATCAGTTGTTCCATCTGTACTTTCTCCACTTTCTAAGTAGGGAGGAAGTTTTACCTTCTCATTGAATTTCCTACAGGGTTCCAACTCGATCTGGTCTCCAAGACAAGAGAAGTTAGAAACATCAGCAGGTGTGGTAATAGATGGGTCGTTTCCGTTCTTGTAGCCAGCCTCAATCAAAGCTCTCGTAACGAGTTCCGAACAGTGTTGTCCATTAGGATCACTGTCCATGGGCTTATTCAACAAATAACGAATGGTCTTGATAGTGAATGAACCAAGGACGAGGAACTGATACCAACTTGCGTAGGACTTGGACCAACGCTTCAGAGCATTGGCCGCAACATTGGTCCCAGCAATCCTTGAATCAGCAATAGATTGCCAGTAAACTTTTCCACCGTGCTTCCAATAGTCATTCTTGAGAACTTCGCTCAGTGGGGCCAAGCGAACACCCTTCATTGCGTGGGACTCCAAGATCGCAAGTCTATCAACATTTTCATCAGGGAACCTGATCCAAATGGCAATACCAACATGGGTGATTGGACTTCTCGTTACAATTCGAATTACCTTACTGTAGAAGGCTGTGCCAGCACAAGTAAGAATATCACCAGTTCTGATCAGCTTCCTTGCATCAATGTATCTCATGCTTCTTTCCTCTCTTTACAACCTTCACAATCACTTGATGAGGTGATGTCTATGGACTTGAGTTTGCACCTTTGAAAGGCACGTAGTTTATTGCAGGGTGTGGGTCTGAAAAACTCTTCACGGTATATGCAAGGTTCAAAGATGTAAATGAAGTGGTAAGGGTTCTGAGGATTAGCCTCATACCCCGCTGGAGGATCTTGCTTCTTTCCATTGGCTGGAAGGACCAAGTCCCCATTCTCCAACTTAATGAATCTTGCCATTATTCAAGGAAAGTCACTGTGACTCTTGGTTTGGGACCATCAGTGATATTTGAGTAATCGTATATTGTCTCTCCGTAACGGTCAGATAACTGTGGCACTACAGCAGTCCAGCCAGATAATTCAGGATGGTATGTATACCCTATCTGAAGGGAGACTTGTGGAATGTATCCATAATACACACCATTTTTGTAAATATACTTTGACACTGGATCAATGTGGTAGATTGGATTATTATAGTGATTTGTATACTGGTACCCGGATGGGTACAATCCATACAAGCCAGGTGGTGGTTCTGTTCCATCAGACTGAATAAGCTGTGGTTTTCCTAGATAGAACTTGTGACCATTAGCTTCACTGTAGTCTACCTTGAAGTAGAGATACATCTGAGCATAAGGATTGTACCCAGAATATCCTGCCCACATATTCTGGAAGTAAATGCCAATCAGATCCAGATTGTCTGAGCAGTTGGGATTGATATAAAAGTAGTCATAGTCGCAAGTTAGACGCTTACGTTCGATGGTAAAGGTACCATTACCTTTAGAGTACACACCTTCGAGATCCTCAATCTTTACAGAATATTTGGTTGGTGGCTGATAAAAAAGTTTCGGTATTTTACCGAGCCATTGTTTAGTAGCATATTTCCCAGTCCAGATGTTGAATGTCGGAGATACTTTCTCTAATGTCACCTGATAATTCAACATCTTAGTTGAATCACTAATCATCACTTCAGGATCTTTTTCTCCAATACCTGTTAGTGAAAACTCACAGGTATAGTCTAGGTATCCTGTCGGCTGATTATTATTTGGCAGATTGGTTATGGATGTAACACTGTATCTACTTAGATACTGAAACAAACCATAGGTACTACCGTAATAATCAAAGGCTGGATTCTCCCTGTAGCTAGGAGGGCCAGCTATTTGAAAGAGTCTTTCTCTCGCTCCGCGATCCACTAGACAATCAGGATTATCCAGAATATCTTCTACATAATTTCCATTTCCATCCAAATGGAAGACCCCTGAGTATTGGTACGGGATATAGTTCGAAGCGGTTTTGGAGATTAAGACTGGATCTGATTCTTGACCATCAACTGAGAACTTGAATCTCTCAACATTGGGAAGAAGATCACTAATCTTGTACTTTTTCATAAGAGGGAATTTATCAAGCCTATCTCCAACAGGTATTGGAGTATATCCACCATTAGTGGTACCTGTACCATTAAGTGCAGTATTGGTATTCCATGTTTCCTCAATAATATCTAGTCCGGAGATATTAAGTTCTTTGAAAGTAGACACACTAAAATCTTGTCTAATATAGACTTCTTCAAGATTGTAGTCTCTCCTCAATATCTCCATCTTATTATTGTTATAGTTAGGGAGGCTGAATGACCCACTGATACTTGATGGATTATTAGTAATGTATGTGTATATCTGATTACTTATATCTGAGAATATGAGACCCATAGTATTGAATATAGTCGTGGTTGATGCATTTTTGGCTACAGTTTTGCTTGAATCAAATGGACAATCTCTATACCCATTATAAATTTGTCCACCTGATGATGAAGGTGTTGGATTGATTATAGTGTAGAAGTAGGCACGGTAGGTGCCTTGCATTCTGATTTGATGTTGCCCCACATCTTCATGTTGTCCCCAAACACGCAAACGATATTTGTTGTTTGTGAAGGTTTGTTTGGACGTTTCAATTAGTAGTTCAGATCCATCAATGGTACTATCTGTGAAACCTCTATCTCTGACACGCATAAAATCTTGTGTATCAGGAAAGGTAATAGTACCAACAAATGATCTTCTTGTGTTATACGGCCAGATTTGTGCATAGCTTGGATTTCTTATAGGCTGCTCTCCTACCGATGGTGCACTAAAAGCCAAACCTGAGTCTTGAGAAGGCATTCCAGTACCTGAGCAAACAAGTTCCATGAGGATCTCTTTGTCTGGATCAATATTACCATCTAGAATATCCAGATGTAGTACACCTCTCCAAGTACCCCCATCATACTTGAGAGTTCCAATCTCTCTAATCTTAGGAGTCTTAGCCTTGATAATTAGGAACTCAGTTTTGCCGGTTCCTTGGACATTCTGATCACCTCTTGTCCTATCATTCACAGCGAACATTTGGAACTTGTAACAGCCAGTTGTGTCGATCTTTCCACAACTATGATTGCACTTCAGGCACTTTCCATTAGTCATTTGTTCTCCATTAGTAATCTTCCTGCCCGTCACAGTATGTATAAGTTCTTGTTAGTGCCCACCGATTCATCACAACCTTAGCAACACCTACACCATTTGTTCCAATTAGAGATTTGTCTGTGAAAGGAAAGCTCGCCCAATAGTTAATAGTCGATGATGAAGTGATAGATTGTAAAGGTGTATAGATAGGTTCCACACCAACATGCTCATTTTCCCCTAATACCAGATATGTAAGATTGGTAGTATCTATATGAAGGTCTTTGATAAGTCCTCTAGTGTTGTTGAACTCAGAATAGTTATTATTGACCGTAACAACATAAGCCATTCTATTGGTTGAATATTGTTCGAAATACTGCCCAATCTTTATTTGCTTGTTTGCTGAGTTAATAGAGGAAAGCTGCGTTCTTGTTGCATTGTAGGGGATGTCAGGAGTGGTATAATTACCAAGTCGAATCTTGAAAGTACCACCTGATGCTCCTATCCAGAATACAACGCTCTGAGTTTGGTAATAGGGATAGAATGAACACACCATGTCTTTGCCACAGATAAAGTACCCAAACATGGAGTTGCATCTTGGATACAATGAAGGGATCTGTGGTGAGTTGAACTTCTTATTCACATCAGACTTCAGATAGGCTGTAGATTTGTAGATATAGTTTCCTGTTGCTTTGGCATAGCCCAGACTACCACTCAAGTAGCCATTAGACTCAATCCAAATCCAAGGACCAAGATTAGCAGCTTGAGCAGAAGATACTATAAAAGCCCCATTGGACCCATTCAACTGGAAGAATGTAGTCTTGGTTTCAGGTTGAGCTATATCTTTGTCTCTATAATAAGTTTCAATGTCCGATTTGATTGGACCAGAGTTATCAATAATCTCTTTATGACCAACGTCATAACCACCTTCCGGGTAAGCTATTTGGTCTGAAGGCCAAATATGAAAAGAGTTGTAGGAAGGTTCTGTGAGGTATATTACCTTATCTTTTCTGATAATGAATGGCTGCAATGGTTTGGATGCAACCATGACGTCTTTCTCAGCCATTTTATGTTCCCGGTTCTTCGTACCAAGTGATCATCCAAGTACCCGCGATCTTCTCAACAATACACTCAGAGTTTGGCTTGATACTGTTTTGCTTTGAGGGGTTCTGGCACTCTTTGATAGTATCTGTCAGACTAAAGACAGCTTCGTTAGTACATTGGAATCCATACCTATAGGGCGGGGTAGGTACTGCTGGAAGTGGGGAGGTCCAAAGAGCAGGGTCCATATTAGCATCTGGTACCAGTACCACACGCTTATCCCAAGGAACATCATTAGTAACTTGAAAAATATAATGGTTATTATCGCTCTTGGTGAAATCAAATTGTACCCCATGTAGAATGGACATTGCCTCAAGTTTTTGCTTCATCAAAGATGAAGCAGAGCCATAAGGAAATGAAGCTGACTTTTGATTTTCAATCAAGAAGTACATATCACCATATACATACTCTGGGCTAGAAGGAACTACCGTGCCCCTTGAGTAATTACCTGTAGTTAGTTCAAGCTGCTGGTAGCTCGACCGATACAGTTTGAGTTGAACTGGCCCAAGGCCATTGGGAGCCACACCAGCCGTCGTAACTCCGAAAGAGATATTGCATTCTGGTGATATTACCACATAAACCCCTGAATATGTGATAACACAAGTTACCCAAGTATTCTTGGGAATAACTAATTCCTGATCTTCTGGTCCTTGTACATTGATCTTGAATTCGTACCTTGGATCATCTTCTGGGTGGTCAGGGTCTGCTGGTACGAATACCGAATAGTTCCTATCAAGGTAAACCTCAATAGATTCATGTGGTACAATATCTTCCCCAAGCTGGAAGTGAATAGCAAAGGGATACTCTTTCACCTTGTTAGCAAAAACAGGAGTCAAAGGTTTTTCGTACTTGGCGAGGTCACTCATTACTTTTGACTCCTGTTTCATTATTCAGATGTCTAGGAAATACCAGTGTCTGGCCAAAGAAACACTGGAACCTGCATCTGGAACTCTTTTTGATGTTTGTCATAAGATACATAAGCCATAGTTCCTCCAGGAATTCTGGAGTCTTTGGCTATCTGCATCTGCCGAACAGAGACTAACCGACCATCTGTCAATCTGACCTTGTAGAACTGCTTAGTAACTTCTGCATCACTGTCTGCCTTTTCAGGCATATCAGTTTCAGTACCAGACTTCTCAGTGTCATACTCGATGACTCGTCCAAAAGCTGAGAAGGTAGGTTCAATGTTGTTCCATTCCTTGGTTGAATCATTCTTTGGCCTGTCGGCTTCAGCATGACTTTCATTATTAGGAGCATCCTTCTCCACATCTCTATCGTCAGAGATTTGTTTGGAACCTGAAGTAGAGGGTGAGGTATAAGTTGTTGTAGTATTATAATCAACTTCCTTGAAGTCCAATGCTGGGTTCTTTGGAAGTTCATCTCCATGATCTGACACCTTGATCTGTCCATAAGTCTTAGGGCGATAGATCAACAGTGAAGGATCATTAGGATCATATGGGTTACCAGTTGGCACGTTACTGTTGATTGGATTCCCTGCATAGCCACTAACAATATCAGTGATCTTCGGGAAGTAGTTGTTGATAGAGATTCCTGCGGGCCAGAAAAAGTCATAAGGTTCCATGTCACCCATCCGGATTGGTAACAGTACCTCAAAGTCTACAGAGTTCGTAGAACTATCATACACAGCTTTCTGTATGATTCCATTAACTGGCCCATTAGACACATCAGTACCAACATCCAGTGTGATACAGTCATGCATCTCAAGGTTCAACTTAGTTAGTGGACACTTGAATGCAACTACCTTCCAAGAGTTGCAGTTACGGATCATCCAGAAGGTAGCAGACTTGTAAACGAGATCATAAATGTTGTAAGTGAAGAAATTATGAACTTCCTCACTCAGTCCATACCTTGCGACGTTGTGTCTTAAGATGATCTTGTTCTCTTTATCAAGATGCAGGGACGGCTTCCATGTCGCCACCATCTTAGTATTGATGTCCTCAGTTTCAGTGTGCATCAGCTTGAACGTCCCAATGACGATATCATCATTGGTGATTGTGTCCACAGGATCAGGGGTTTCGGCTAGGTAAACCAGTCGAACCACTTGACCCTTTAGATCAACCATGCAGCGGGCCTGCCAAGCAATGTCCTTAATAAGATCAAGGGCGTTGCGTTGTTCATTGATCACAAAGTTCTGAGGATAGTTAGCAAGGATAGTTCTCACATGATCAAAAGAATCATTATCAACAGTCAAGTTGGTATAATTCTCAATGATGTGTTGAATAATGTCAGCCGTGTTAGGGCCAACAGACGAGGTATATGAGACAAAGACCGAATCCTCCCACTGTTCATCAACGAAGTCTGAGAGTGGGCGGACCAATGTGATGGTTGTCGCATTGAATAATCCAAAGTTCTCAGATTCATTTTTGATATAGTATCGAGATGGTATCGGTACCAAGGTACCAACACCTTTGATTGTTCTCCGACCATACACCCCGGTAACAGTAGAAGGTAGTGTGTTTGCTACATACTTCTCTTGGAAGTTTGCATTCAGCACACACTGGCTACCAACTTGATTGATCCAAGGGTCAGTTGAGGGGAGTGCATCAATCCGTCGTCTCAGTCCATATTCATCCAATGCTCCAAAGTTCGCAACCCATTGTGGTAATATTGCTGGAGAGACTTCACTGATCCCTGTGACATTGAAGCCAGTTAGAAAATACTTTTCAGTATTATCATCAGTGACATCAATGGGAGTCATTGATCTGACCCACTCAAGATAATGGTAGACTTCCATTTCAAAGAGGTGTTTATATTCATGTTGTGAGATTGGTGCATATGCCTCTTCCATTACGGACTTAGCATAGTAAATCTTCTTGATCACACCCCAATATTCTCTCACAGTCTCATAGAACGCTTTCTTAATGACTTGATAATCGTCATCCGTGAGTTCATCATCATTCATTGCATCCTTCATCTCGTTGTAGGCTTGAAGCATGGCTTTCCTGGCCTTCTTCAAGTTCGTTCCAAACTCACCTTTGCCTACCACGTTCTTAAGTAGTGAGTCAATCTCCTGAGTGGTATGCTCATGGGCACCTGTGCTGTCTGTGTAGGCAGTAATGAATGCTCGTTCATCATCCTCCGGTTCAACGAACACATAAGCCTTTTTCCCGTTTGCCTTGAGTAGACTGTTATCAGTAATCTCAATAGTGGCATTGGGGTCAAGGAAGTGTACGGTCAATGGATCATCAGGGAATACACCACCAGAGAAAGTCACTACTTGACTGTACTGGTTCAAACTACTGTTAATCAGGGCGGCAGAAGCATCCCACGGAACAGTGATAGCTGGGATTGTGATATTACTCCCTGAGGAGTTCTGCACAGAGACATTACTAATCTGGAAGGTAAAGGTACCACTAGCAGCAGTATCCTCCATCCTAATGATGGAATCTCCACACAATCCCTCAGAATCAACTTTCAAGATGGGCATAGGCATCTTGTTGAAAGTGATAGTTATCTCATGGTCCTTATCAAGAGGTCCACCAGTAACAGTAAACGAGGGTTGATTATTGCCATTACCTGAGTTCAGGAAGTTCTGAACAGAAGGTAGATAGTGCAAAGCATTATCTACATCTTGTGCAGTAGCATGTAATGGAATAGGAAGGGATTCAAACTCATCCACACTGATGGTCCACGTACCATTGGTAGGCGTACCATACATCTTGATTTTCTGCGTGTTGTTCTGTCCAATCAGCTTTTTCCAAGCAGCTTGGGATAAATCCCTAGGAAAAGTATTGATAATAAAGTTAATCTCGTCAAGTGTCTCGTCACCTGTCAGGATGTTTCCAAGACCCTCATTGATGGCTGTGGAGTTTTGTCCACTGTACTGAATTGGTCTCTTCTGCATTCTCCTGTTATTAGGATCAGACAGAAGTTGAAAAGTACACTTTTGATGCTCTTGAGAAGTAACTTTGATAATGTCACCAGTAGTGAGCAGGCAATACTTATTCTGTAATTGGATATTTGGATCTACTATGTAGAAGGTATCCTTCTTGTCATCGAGCTTTGGTCCCACTACCACGTTTGTGTATGATGGGATAAAGTTATCAATGGTAAAGGTTCTTCCACTCATAACCCCGAGGATCAACATACCTCCAAAGTTCACGTAGATGGGGACATTTTGTGGGAAGTATTCACCTCCAGAAATGAGAACTTGGTTTGAAAGGAACTGTTGCTGTTGGAGCATTGCCTCTTGGACGAGAGCAATCTCACGATTGATTCTTCCATAATCCTGAATCAATGCAGCAATCTTAGTTCTCAAGCTACCAATCACACCAAAGATGTATTTCTCATTTTCACCATCAACCTCTGAGGCTTTCTTTTCAAACTCAATGTCAGAGAGTTTGTTAGTGAAGTTCTTAATTAACTTCATGACCTTGTCTCTTTCACCCTTGACCACATCAATGCGATCCTGAATATCCTGCTTCTGCGTGTCATAATCTGGGTCTTCTTCATCCAAATTATAATACTCTTCGATCATCGCATCTATCTGCTTGTTGTATTTCTCAACACTGTAGATACGATCTTCGCGGGCTTGCTTGAGTTCATCCTCCTCTTTGATCAAGGCAATATAAGCATCTTGAATATCGAGAGGTAGTGGGATCTGTTCTTTCACATAGTTGCCGAACGTGATGTATGTCTCAAAAGCATACTGCAACTTGGAGAGATCATTTTCCAGCATTTTCTTTTTGAATTGCAGGGTTACATCTGGAAAGCCGAAAAGGGACATAGTTGTCCCTGTACGTGCTGATCCAATTTTCGTAGCTGGTGAGTGTACCACTCCACCAAACCCTACAGGCCAAACCACGCCAATAAACTCAGGAACGATATTTGCATATTGTCCCTCTTCAATGGCAAACCCAACCTCACCAGTGTAGATTTGGGTCATAATGCTAAAAGATACGGTTCTAGAATCTCGATCCCATTCAATGGGAGAGACAATCTGACCGTAGAGAATTGGAAAGGCATCAGAGATTGGAAGATCCTCAAAATGCTGGTAGACCGTACAAGGTCTTTTGTGCAGAGGATAAGTGTCCATCAGTGCCTTAATGGTTCCATCAGTATCATCCAGTGTCACCGAACAAGTCGAGGAACCACCAGTCTTCGCCAGACTGATGATCTCCTCGACTGTGGACATCTGTATGATTTTGGGATTCACTCCAGGGATGGCTTTATCGCCATATCTGGTAACAGTACCATCTTGCCATTGAACCTCAATGAAGTTCATAGGACGGGTACCTTGCTCAGTAGCGATCTTTGCCAAAGCTGTGGAGTTGATATTCCTCATAATTCCCTCTAGTTGATTTTAGTTCCCTCAAACTGTACATGAATCGTACAGAATTCAGATCGACCAAGAATCTCAATGTTTATCGAGTCCTCAATGAAATAAACTACCCAGACTTCATTGTTCCAGTTGGTCAACCTAATAGGCTGGTCATTATAAGCCTTATAAAACTCACGAAGTTCAATAGCTTTCTCTCTTGTCAAAGAGATGTTATAGGTTAGCTTTCTCCTATTGTTCTTTTTTACATAGGTGAAAGTCTTACCACTAGCTGATCTCAACACATTGATTTGACTCTGAGGGGCCAAGGTGTCCCCTAACTCTGCGTTAGGGAACACCGAGGTTGTTTGAATCAGAGTATGTGGTGCTTGCAGGATGATCATACTACTTCACCTTGAAAAGTGAACTCAGCAGTATAGTTGCATTGCTTGCCAACATCTGTAACTACTGAGTCAGGATTCAGGATTATTCCTTTCCACTGTTGAGATTCATAGTCGAGGTAGCCAATGTCAACACCCAAAGAAGCATCAACAAAAGCCAAGACCTCAAGAACCTTTGCATAAGGTAAAGCACCAATTACAAAGTTGAGTATATGATTCTGTGGCCAATCCCTGTCATTGAAGATCAGCATATCATTGTTTCGAGTTCTACGATTTACTCTTCGTAGCTGAACTGCCTCCTTATTCTGAAACTCAGGTGATCTAAGTTCCAAGGTCAAAGTAGGGCTTGTATAAGGGTATGTAAGTATTACTGTGTTTCTTCTGATAAGGGATGGAATAATTGACGGGGGCGGGGTTAGGTTGTTATTCCCTGGAGAAATTTGTGGGTTATAATGCTTCAAGTCCATTGGCATGATAAACCTTCCTTTCTACAGGATGTAGTAAGCCACTGTATCTGCGAGTCCAAGTGTGTCCTCTACTTGGATACTTGGGTTAATCCCAATAGTCACAGAATCGTGGAGAATGATTTGGTCGATAAGGTATTTATCTTCAACAAACACCCTATCACAGCAAAGATCGAAAGTGACATTGATCTCAAAGTTATCAGAAAGTTCTAGATAATCTTTCAAATTGGTAGGCCACCACCAATCAGATATATTGATTGTTTGAGTGACACTAACCTCAATGGCTCTTTGGGCTAGATCCTGAATACCAATACAGTCACAGAGCATTTGGTACGATACCAAGTTGACCTTGACTGTCTGAGTGATATTGAGTTCATCAACCAAGAACTTCCTACCACTGTCAACAACTCTAACAGTCACAGACTGTCCGAGGCTCAACCCTTGAGTCATTGGGTCGTACTTCAGATTCCTGAATTCTGCTGTATCACCAAACACCAGAGTGTGAAGTATGTTTTGTTGCTGAAACAGATCGTAGGTCAAAGTATCAGAGATTACTAAATCTCCAACTACTCTCTGTACCTCGAAGTTGTTAGCAGCAACAAGCTGAGTCAATGCCAAGGTGTGAGTCAAATTTCCTTGTGGTAAGACTCTGGTGTCATAAGCATCACTTACTGTAATGTTATCTGCTAGGTTGAACTCAAGGTTGTTATAGTAAGTTACTCCCTGTCCAAGGTTCAGAGAGTGTTGGATACTCTGTTGTTGCAAGTTTCTCTGATCGAAACTGCTCACTAGAGTCAGTGTGTCAGTGAAGCTAAAAGGCAAGATCCTATGCAAAGTGTCACTGATAGTGAGTGTATCAATCAGTGATCTTGTCAGAGCTAATGCTGGTTCAGCATTATCACTCAGAGTGAGTGTTTGGCTCACAGATACAGTTGGGTCTATCTTCAGAGCCAAATCTGTCAGGCTCAACGAGTCAGACAGGGAGAATAGAAAATTCCTTGTAGCAATATCTGACAAAGCTAAGTAGTCCAACAGTGATGTCGTAAAGTCAGCATTATACTCAACAGAGTCACTTAGGGTCAGTGTTGAACTTACATCAGTCCTGCCAATGTAGTGAACATCAAAAGCATCAGCCAGTGAGAGTGTATCTGATAGATCACTGGTGAAGATACCATTTAGATTGATACTATCTATTAGTGACAGTGTATCACTTTTGTCCAATGTGAATACAAAGTTTCCTAATAGATCATCAGCCAAAGAAAGATCCGACGAGGCAATGCCAAGTCTATCGGCAGTTGCACTCGTCGAATCAGAAAGACTGAGTAGATGGTAGATATTCTGAAAAAGACCAGAGCTTAAGCCAGAGATTGGTGCTCCGGAAATCGGATCATGCGATTCCATTGTTCATTCCTTTCTCTGGCTCTATGCTTAGGCATTAACAGTATAAGTAACCTTGAGTTGGTCACCGTTATTCACAGGGACAACAGAACCGAACGCGGCGGTGGACCAAAGGGTTCCACTCGTGCCACCCTTGGTTGAGTTGCTTGCCACAAAGATACCTTTGAGGTTAGCAGAACCAGTGATGGAGAACGTAGCAACAGTTCCGTTAGTGATGGCTTTGGATGCCGAAGCGTCCGGACCCCACGCAACACGAGTGGATTCATTGTAGGTAGTGAACTCAGTCCAACCACTGTGAGAACCCATCGTGTCAGCATCTGCAAAAGCGGTCCAACCAGAGTTGTTGACCAGTCCAAAGTACCAAGCTGCAATCTGGGTCTGATTACGGAACATGATGTCAAGCAAAGAATTCTTGCCCACATCGACGATACCGTTCTTGAACCCATAAACATTGAGGAGATTGCCTCTGCTGTCCAAGTGAAGCAAGTTGTACTTGCCACCCATTTTCAATTGGCCTTCTTCAATAGAGTCCGGCACAGTGATCGAGGGCTTTTGGAAGTAAGAATTAAGCATTCTTTAGCCTTTCTTAGGTAAGTTTCAAAGTGCCGTTGCGAATGGCACGACGTAAATGGCGACCAATTTCAACGACTGATTGGGCCGGGGTACTATCACCGTTGACACTTACGTTAATGTCTCCGATGTTAGTGACAGGTCCACCTTCAGAGAAACCACGAGGTGCGTAGCCACCATTCATTGCAACCAAGGTTGAATAGAATCTTTTGGTAGCTTCACCGTTGACAATAAACTCATCACTTCTGGCTGCAATGATTTGATTATCACCAGAACCGTACGGGGTTGGTCCTCCTACCATACCACCTCTTGCTCGTCCGGGAATAGGTATGGATTTACCATCTTGGTCTAATACGGTAAGTGGAGGTACACTACCAAGTTTGGATATAAGTTCATCAATTTTCTTAATGAGGTCGTTGAGAGACTCATTGCTATTGTTGAACAATTGTTCCTTGGCTTTATTCATTTGTTCATAGGCTTCAGTATACTGTACTTGAGCAGTTTTATAAGCTTCAAGGGCTTCGTTGATCTTATCAATATCTTCTTGACCACCAGCATCTGGATTTCTCTCAAGGATCTTTTTATAAAGTGAGTTGACTTTTGCAGTAGCACCCTTAATACCTGCAGTAGATTGGTCCTTAGACGATCTATTCAGGTAGTCCAAAGCTTCTTGAAACTCCCTATTCAAGACCTTATCAGGTGTGTCAGCACCACCAACTCCGAAGGGTATCTGTACCCCAACTCCTTTAGAGGACAGATTCTTCGATGCTTCTATGAGTATACCAGCAGCCCCGCCTTTAGCAGTTTCTGCCTCGGAAAGCTTTTTCGCTGTATTATCGCCACCTTGTTGCAATTGCTTTTGGGCAGCTAAAATTTTCTCTTGTATTTCAAAATACTGTTTGGCTACAGCAACCTTGTTCACAGCGTTGGCATAGCTTTGTTCCTCAAACAGTCTAAGTTGGGCTTCAATCTCCTTAGCTTTGTTGAGTATAGCTATTCTATCGTTTCCAAGAGTCTGGTTTAGGGACTTTTGAACATCTTTTTGACGTTGCTCCTGCTTATCAATATTTTGTTCTTCAAGTTCAATTCTTCTATTGTTAATATCTCTCAACTCATCAACTAATCCGTTGACACTTCTCTTACCAGTCCCTCCCTTTTTCTTGTTAAGGGTATCTTGTTTCTGGATTGCCTTATCAAGGAAACCATCAGCAAGGTCGAATTGGCGTCTAGCTTCTTCAAAGTCACCTTTGTCTTGGGCTTCGATGCCTTTTTGCTTGGATTGGGCGGACCTTTGTTTGAGTGCAGAAATCTGTTGTTGGTCGGTCTTACCACCTATTCGTCTGTTGAACTCTCGTTCTTCAAACGACTCGGTAAGTCTTTTGATAATCCGTTCACTTTCTTGGATACTATCCTTTGTATCCTTGAAAATGTCAAACTTCTTTCCTGCGATCTGATCAATTAACCTACTGGCCTCATCAAGGTTTGCTCTCGCATCCTCGACGCTACCAGTGAGGGACAGTTGACCCTGTTCGTTCACAGCGAATACGTTATTTGTCTTGTTATAAAGTTCAAGGAGTTTGTTTTGAAGAGCATTCAGAGTCTCTGAATCAGAGAGACCCTTAATAGAATCTTCAAATGTCTTTTTGTCAAAGTTGACTTGGAGATTCAATTCACGGTCAAGACTCTTTTCAATCTCATTCCTGGCCTTCTGAAGGAGTCTCTTCAAACCTTGGGTAATTTCCTCAGAGGAGTTATAAGTCTCTTTTTGAGAGGTTATAGCTTCATAGATTGATGGCAGGTCTTTGACTCTAGCGGCCAATAGGTCAACAGATTTCAGAGCTTCATCAACTTGATTGGAATAAGCTTCATTTGCAGGTAAGAACTGTTGGTTCAGGTATTTGTTTCTCTGTTCGGAGAGTTCTCTGTAAGCAGCTATTTGTGCATAGAGTTGCTTATTTCTAAATTCTATGTACTCTCGTTGCTTATTTTCAAACTCTCTCTTCTCTTCGCTACCTGCTTTATCCCTCTGATCGGACAGGTAAGCGTAGGCTCCAGCCAATGCCCCAATAGAAACAATTAACGCTCCAACTGGTGCTACCAAAGCTACCAAAGCAAGTGAGAACGAAGATAATCCTAAGGTAGCAATACCAACAGTGGAGCCTATCGCAGTTATTACAGGAATTGCTAGTCTCAATGCACCGACTGCTGCTGTTGCAGCTATCAAACCGGAGATTGAGCCACCTAAACCTGATATGATTAGTCCAACATTTTGGGAATTGACTCCTAGGAGTCCAATGGAATTAGCAAGGACATTTATGGCCCCTGTGAAAACCACTAGACCGTTGCTGACTCCAACAATCAAGTCACCGAATGATGCCACGATCTTATGCAACCCTTGCATACTGTCAGAGAGTCTTGCAATGGACCTTACAAGATTGTTACCAATATCAATGGCTAAAACATTCTTGATCCTATTGATTTCTTGTTCAAACTTGAAGCCAGGATTTGTCAAAGCTATTGCTTTAGCTTTGTTATATTCCTCAAGAGCTTTCTTAGCTCCTTCGGCTGAGCCACCAACAGCCACTAGAGCTTTAGCGTATTTCTCTTCAAAGGTAGTGTTACCAGTAAAGGTAGCAATACCTTGGATAGCACGCATATCCTCTAGCTCTTTAGCTATTTTGCTGATACCACCTTTTTCTATCTCTTCGGCGAATTTTTGCAAAACACCGGAAAATCCAAAGGTAGCAATGGCTGCCTCCCCAGATGTGACCTTCCATTCACGGAATAAATCTTTCATTTCCTGTGTAGGCTTAATCAACTTCAAGAGGACGTTACGCATCAAAGTGTTAGATGTATCAAATGTAACACCTTGAATGGTAGCCACAGCTATGGCAGCAGAAAGCTCTTCAAATCTAACACCAGCAATTGCAGCAAGAGAAGCCGTAGCACCAATGGTGTTTGCCATCTCAGCAGCACGAACACGTCCAACCTCAATAGTTTTGAACAGCACAGAGGTAACTCTGTCAGCATCAAGAAGTGAGAGATTGTAAGAGTTCAATATACTGGAGATAAGATTAACAGAGTCACCGAGTGAAGAAACTGAGACCTTGGCAAACTCTGAGGCTTTGGCCATGAAGTTTGTCGAGGTAGCAGCATTCACAACCTGATTGGAGATTGCTTCGTAGGAACCTTCAGCAACATCAAGAATGTCCAGAGAAAAGTTGTCGCTCAATTGTCTTAAGCTGGCGGACCAGTCTGCTGTACTTCTTGAGTTTCTTTGAGTAATAGTTTGAATTTCAGCGATCTTAATTTGAAGCTTAACTGATTTATCAGTGGCTTCGCTAATAGCACCAATCAATTGATTGATGAAGATGTGTGCAATCTGAATCTGGAAAAGTCTCACAAGGCTTTGCCAAGTGAGCAACAGTTGAGCAGATTGTTGATTAGCTTGTGGATAACCCGATCCACCTCCACCACCTCCCGGAGGGCCGGGCGGAGGACCGGGCGGAGGACCGGGTGGTCCCGGAGGCGGCGGTTGAGGAGGTCCGGGCGGAGGAGGTAAAGGTGGCCCCGGAGGTCTAGGACCGGGCGGTTGGGGTGGCCCCGGAGGTCTAGGACCGGGCGGTTGAGGAGGGTTAGGTGGATTATTTCTCGGTTGAGGGTATTGGTACCTTATCAAACCGTTCGCACTACTTAGTGAGGCTATTTTATCATGGATTTGTGAAACAGCACGGTCTACTGTGATCAATGCGTTTGAGGTATTTATAGTCAATTGGGCAGGTGTTGATATCTCAGCCTTCAAATCTTGAATGGCCCTTTGGACTTTCCTCATAATGAATTCGGATGATCGTAATTTAGAATTAACGACCTCCCACTCATTACTGACTCTCTTCAAGACCAGTTCAAGTTGCTTATTATTTGTAGTAAGCAACTTGACTCTAAGGTCAACTAGCTGTCCAGCCTTATCGAACTTCTCAAAAGTGTCAACTACTTTGAGAATATCTCCACCGGTAGAAGCTAGAACATCCTTAACACCTTTCAACCCAGAAATGAAGTCTTTGGTGTCTACACCTAAATTGACAATTTCTTCTTTGCCAGCCATTATTAGACTTTCCTTCTGGTTCTAATCCGGATCTTGGGACCATTAACATACCGACTATTCGCACCATAAGTTATGTTAGTTTCCAAGAAGAAGTCTTGAAATTTAGGTAGATGATCCCTGATGTCAGACATACTTGCGAACCAAGCATCCCTACCGCGTTGTAGTGCGAACCAAGGCCCGGTGTTTCCTAAGTTGTGAAATTCTGCTAAGGTGAAATGGTACACCTTAGTTTGAAAGGTGAATTTGATCTTATTACTGTTAAGATCAAATAGGTCATCTGGTGAGGAGGCATTGGTGGATAATCTAGCCCCAGATTCTGGGGTTTTTCTGATTCTTGGGCCACCACCCGGTGGGTAGTACCACTTGACTAATGATCTCCACCTACCACCTTTCCACTTTCTACCCCTGTTTGTACGTCTTTGACTTGTTACTTGCCTCTCCGTGTATGGTAGGGATGCAATTGGTACTGCCACCTTTAGCAATCGTCCTAAGTTCAAAAATGAACCTCGTGCCATACCAGTCTGTACGGGGACAAGAGGAATGGCTGCCCGCAGAAAAGCACGGGAAGCCACTCGGGATCTAGTAAGAACAGCCTCATTGGTAGCTTTAGTCATATTCTCAACATCGAGACCTAGAATAGTTACAGTAGCTGTGAATCTAGGCATTATATTCCTCTCAATGCTGAGTAAATTTCAGTCTCCTCCATTTGTCGAAGCTGACTGTAAGCTATCAAAGCGGCCTGAGCATCTACATCGCAATCCTCCCACTTACCATTTACGTTGGGTGGGAGGATTTTGAACCTCTCGCAAGCACTCCAGACAGCATATCTCTCCGTCCTAGCCGGAGGTAAGATTACTCTGTTGGTGTACTCGCTAGACCAGCTAAAAAAGATTCTCTGGCCCTCTGAATCTTAGATTCGCTGAGGCCATTCACGATAGTGATGGTATTGAGAAGATACAAAATCTCGCCTTCAGTCAAGAAGGTTCTGAGTTCATCCTTCCAATCCTTCCAAGTCTGAGGATCTTCATACTTGACCATTTCCCATTCAAGTCCCGGTGTGTCCCGGAGTGATGTGAGAATGGTCCAGTCGGACTTCATTTGCAAATACTTAGCGATGTCTTCCTTATACTCATCGCTCTCCACATTTTTGACTACCCTGTTGTCAGGGTAACGGATGACCGGAGGTTCTGGTATCGGTACCATCTTCTCAAAGTCTTCATGAGAGAGCAAAGCTTTGCAATAAAAAACAACGTCCCCATCTTCGCGAGGGAAGATGGCATACTCAACTGAGGGTGCGGATAATTTCCGACCATTGATCTTCATAACTGGCCTTTCACTTATTTGCCCAAGATACCAACAGAAACATTGATACTGTTGCTGCCGGGATTTGCGATTTTGAAAATATCCGCAGACGATGCGGTAACGATATAACCACCAACACCACTAAACAAGAACAGACATCCAGTGGGTCCAACCACAACCTTGTCAGTAGCAGAACCGAGCCAAGCGGCAAAATTGCTGTTACCAACTTCAATGGTGTCACCGGGCGTGGCGTTCAAGTTAATGACGCAGAATCCATAAACCACAGTAAAGACAGAGGACTGACCAAGGAGGTCAGTCAATGCTCCACTGAGGTCAATGCTCTGGTTACCACTTCCAGAGATTGCGTACTTGTTATGGAAGAACAAAGCCGTATCGCTGGGAACCGTCGGGGCAAATGAAAGGAAGAAGTTTTCAACCTGAACAGAACCATCAGTAGAACTTTTGGTTGATTTCGCTCCAAAAGTCAAGGACGCTTGCTTATTGTCAAGTGTCAAACTCATTAGGACGATCTCGCAGCGGTGACCTTAGTAATGTTGCACTTACCAGAGATGGACACCGTACCATCTTTGGCGTTGTGATCCAACTTCTCATAGCGGAAGTCAGAGAGGGTAATGGTTTCCTTCTTGATGCCAGCACAACCCGGAGTGTAGATCACGACAAGATCAACAGCATACGGTCGGCAAGCATCAGTATCAGAAGATGCCCAAGAAGAGGCTCCGCCGGTCTGCTTGAGGGCATCCTCCAAAGTGGTCTCACCAGTGTCACCAGTGATGAAATCCCACTTCGCGTCGATCTTGACATCCACAGGAACGTCATCACCTTCCCGCACCTCATCAATGACGCCACGATTGAGCTTATACTCAATGTTTCGGCTTTCGGTGTAGGTAAGGGTACCTTCACCAATCGTAACGTCAATATGATTCGGGGTCGGAGAAGTTCCGTCCTGAATACGAATGACTGCCTTTTTCAGGGAAAATTGGGACATTGCTACTCCTCTATGAGAAGATTATAAGAAGCCTCAATGGTACCACATTGTAGTCCCTTTGGAGATTCTTGATCGTACCTCTCAGTAATTACGCTTGTTATTTGATCGAAACACCCTAACAGTTCACCATTATCATCCACACCGCTTCCGTACTTGTAAATTGGTATAGATGTAGTGAAACAGGGCAACCCCTCACCAAGTATCCTATCAAAAGCGTAAAGATCACTTTGGGTCATCTCAACTTGGACTAGCAAATTGATATAGACTGTAAGAGTGAACCTTCCTTTGGTAGTTTCAGAGATATTAGGACCATCTATCCGTAACTCGTAACGAGTTACATCGGGATGATCGCTTTCACCCTCAACTACCAATTTCACTTCTGATGGCAAACTTGTTTGAAAATGTTTTGCTATAGAAGATTTTACCCATCTAGGCCAATGCTTATTCATGTGCCTCCGTGGTGACTACATAGCCAAAACCCTCAATATCAGTAACATCCTTAATGGCATACTCAATATCTCGGTATTTGACAACATCCCCGATCTTAGGGATAAACTCCATGTCTTTCCTGTCGATCGCATATTGGGTAGAACCCAAAGTAACTTCAGAGCCAAAACGAAAATGCCTGAATACCGCTCCAAACTCTACGCTTGATGAGGATAATTCAGGCATTTTTATAGCTCTCTGGATGTCATAATCCTGATCTGTGACTGCTGCCAGTCCAGTTTCCAAGTTTCTTTGGCCAGATGTTCTTCTGATAATGGTAACAGGCACACCATACTGTCTTTTCAGACGGTAAAAGGTTTGCTTGATAAACTGTGTTTGATTATTGACCACTGGTCCTTCCTTTGGTCTCCAACTTCAAGACCCTATTAGAAGTTTCCTTTTCCGAGATTTTCAGTTCCTTCATATCATTGAGAATCACATCAATCTTATCTTCCATTCGGATGATAGTCTTGACAGCATTCTGCAACTCCTTGATGTCGGTCTTAATAGAGGCGACATCTGAGGTGATATAAGGTTTGTCTCTGGACCAAGAGGTTTTATCTATCTCTTTCTGAAGCTCACCAACCTTATCTTGTAGAATTTCGCGAGTTACGAAAGTCTTCTCAAAGGCTGATAATTGAGCATTCGGTCCGAAAGATAACCATGTTCCTAGACCAGTGATTAGGGCCGTAAGTAAGACTGCTACAAGTCCAATCAGAACATTGTTAAGCCTATCCTTAGTTCTTTCGTTTCTTTCAAGAATCATTTCCTCAGAAAATTCTTGAAAATCTATTGTATCAGTCATCTATGGTCACTTTCTAAGAAAACACTCAGGGTTGGTATTGCTACCAACCCTGAGTAGAAAGGATTAACCCATGAGGACGCAACCCAGATTGGTGTCGAGAACCTTGATGCCGAACAGCATGTCAAGGGTCACTTGAGTACCCTGCTTGGTCGGGTTGTACGACAAGGTCGCCCGGAGGGACAGACCATTGTAGTTCACGACCGCAGCACGAGCACCAGAACCTGCCGGAGGCAGGGCCAGAGGACGGACAACCAACGCAATTGCGTTGCGATGGAACGCAAAGTTGTAGTCACCGGTACCCATCGGGTAGATCGGATCGCTGTTGCTGATAGCAGCCTCCAGCGGACGATCCAACAGAATGGTGTTGTCGGTGGAATTGGCGTCAACGATCGTGTAGACCGCAGACGAGGCAGAAGTGCCAAACGTAACCATCTGACCATCTTGGAACTTGATAGTCGGGTTGGTCACAGCAATGGTCTTCGTCCAACCAGCAGCATATCCACCACTCAGGTTCACGGAGCCGCCAGTGATCGGGGTGATCACAGCGTTGTCAGCAACCGCAGAACGCAGACCCGGAGCAGCAATGGTGATACCAGTGGTGTTTCCGGTCGTCAGGGACGAAGAAACAACACGGTACGGATCACTTCCAATCAGGATGAAGCTGTTGGACGGGATCGCATCACCAGTGAAACCATCAACCACCAGAACAGTCGTACCAACCGCGTAGCTACCAGAGTGATTGACAGCACCGGCAGACCCGGTGGTAACGCTACCAATGCTGGCCATGTTCTGACCCATGTAGTGGTCAAAACCGAGCTTGCGGTCAATCATCGCGTTCCGCATTGCAGCACCACCGTCACCGGAGGTATTGGCCTGAAGGATAATGTCGGCCTTCAAGACGTTAGTCTCGGAGGACGGTGCCCAAACGATGTTACGACCCGAAACGTACGCCTTGTTGATGTTCATCTTGTTACGAACATCGAGGATCTTGTCCTTGGCGTTCGAGCTAGTCAGACCACCGGGCGTACCAACAAAGTTGGCATAGAACTGAGAATACTGACCGAGAACGATCTGATCAATGAACCGGGCCTGAGCGAGCAGGGCCGGAGCGAGGTAAGTGGCAACCAGATCCTTGAAGGACCAAGTTTGTTCCACGTCGCGGATCAGGAACGAGACTTCAGCATGCTGGTTCAACGGGACAGCCACATTCGTGGAAGTCGCATCTTGCAGCGTGATGTCGTCGTTCGTACCCTTACGCTTCGATTGGAACTCGCCCGGACGACGGGTGTTTACCGTGTCGCCATAGGCTTGGAGTTGATTCTCGAAATCCCGGTGGACGAGGTTGGTAGCGACCATGTTCTCTTCGAGAATGGCCAAACCTTCCTGTGCCCAGAGTTCCGGGATGAAGGGATCAACACTGTTGGCGAACACGCGGATAGCGTGGTTGAGAATGGAATTTTCCATTAGGGCCTTTCATTAACCGTTAAGGACTTGCTTTCTGAAATTTTTGCGATACTGTTCAGGAGTCATTTGGGAGGGGTCCATAGTTCCACGAGAACCAGTGTTACCTTGTCCGCCCACTCCATTGTTCGCAGTATCCTTGAAGAGGTTTCCATACTTCTCAGGGGTGTCTTTCATAATTTTCACGGCCTCTTGTACCGTAATATCGAGAATCGCAGGTTTCTTGTCCTTGTCCAAGGTCGGCATTTTGACTTTCGTCTGGAATTCCCCGGTGGGGTTACCTTCTGCGTCTTGGACCTCGACAACGCGGGCATTGCCGCGAATCATGGCAGCAATCTGATCCGGATCAAAGGCACCACTAGATGCGGCAGCATCTGAAATTTCTCGGGCGATAGTCGATTCCTTGTACCGTCTTTCCCAAGCTTCTGCCGACTGCTTTGCAGCAGTAATATCCGTGGTATACTGGTTCTTGAGCTTCTCTTGTTCCTTGCGGGCAAGCTCTTCTTTGGACATAAGAGTCTCATTGAGTTCAGTAATCTTAGTCTCAAGAGACTGCTTTTGCTGAGCCGTGAGTCCGTGATCCTTCTTCAACTTTTCCAGTTCCGTAATCGTTTTACGAGTTGCTTCCTCGCCACGAGTACGTTCCTGTTCGATCATCTTGGCCACCTCTTCCTTGGTGTAGGTCTGAGGGGTGTTGCCACCTTCTCCAGCACCTGCTCCAGTTCCAGTTCCGGCCCCAGCACCTGCTCCGGTACCAGTACCGGCTCCAGCACCTGCTCCAGAACCTTCACCTTCCATGATACGATCGAAGGAATCAGTCACGACACAGTTGATGATAAAGTTTTTCTTCATTAGTTTCTCCGAATTCAAATTAACTTGTCCGACTCACAATCAATGAGCCATGTTGTCTGAGATACGGTTTGATATACAGCCAAGCCTCTAACGATGGTATACCGGCTAGTATATGGTCAGGAACTTTGTTACGATCGTAGTTAGTATTCACAGGACCAATCCTGTGTTGCGTAACTGACAGATCCATTAGTTCCATTTCGGTATCCCTACCATCGAGCAGAGACAGGGCGATTAAGCATGTCGCTATAACGATGTTTTTAGGGATTGTGGTATCCGTACCACGAGGGAATTGACGAGATTGATTCTCATCAGCTTTTTCACCTAAGAAATTCAACCGATCAATCATTCTAGTGGCTGATCTCAGTGCTTTATCTTGATCGGCTTCTGAAGCCCCATCCCAAGCTGCCGTACCGAGCATTTCCAAAAAGACTTGATTAGCGGTATCAATCGAGCAATAAGGGGAAATACTAACGAAAACTGAAACATTGTCACTTGGCTGAAGGTCATCACTAAGGCTTTGGTCAACATCTGCCATTAGTCATTCCTCCCTACATTCTTTTTACCAATTCCCCGTTTTTCCTTCCCTTGCTTTTCTTTTTGAGAAGCCTTAGGGTCAGTGGAAAGGTCTTTCACACCTCTAGCACCCGGATCTCCACCAACAGGACCATTATCGGCTGGTCCCATCTTCGCATCACTTTGTGCTTGTGCAATCTGGGTTGCTCGTTCGATAAATTCCTCTTCAGCCTTGTCAGCTTCACCTTCAGGGTATCCTCTGAGCTTGCTACCAAGTTCCTTACTGCAAACACCAGCTTCAACATCTTGGATCAAGGTAGCTGGATCACAGACAATATTTTCGAGAACATCAATTTCACTGTTGATTCTCTCAAGAGTCTCTGTGGGCACCTTGGATTCAAGAAGTGTTCGCATTGCTGATTTGGCAAGTTCCTTCTTACCAGTTAATGAAGGTATACGAGGAATTAAGTCGATGCACTTACTGGCTTCGTCGCGACGTTCGTCATCACTCTTTAGTCTGTAGTTGGTAGGATACCGGATGAAAGCCTGATCCTCGTTCTCATACATACTCCAAAGTTCAGCCAAACATCGTTCACCATACTCCAACTCCAACCCGATGTAACTAAGACCGTTTTCAAGACTACGATCATCAGCTACTTTGCTAGTATCACTAGCTCTCACAGGGTTGAGGTTCATAATGGTCAGGCTCAGCATCAATCTGATCTCAGATTTGAGTTGATCCTGTTTCTCCATCGAAGCCTTCATTGGTTCAGCAGAAGGATGAATGAATCCCGGACGATCCAAATTCTTGTGGTACACTCTACCACGCATGGACCCGACTTGGATTTCTTCATCAGAAGCCTTACCAGCGGACTTTTCAGTACCACTTACAGTAGAATTCTCATCCCTATCTGCGTCAGAATCTCCCATCCTGAGGAACTCAGAAGTCATCTTCTGGTTCATGTCTTGTTGCTCAGTATAGAAGGTATGATTCGCGTTCATCGCGAAAGACATATCCGATGAGGCAAGATTCAGTAGAGCGATCTGATAATCCGCAATGTCTTTCATCAAACTGGATGACAGTTCAAGGATAACAAAGGGTATTTTCGTCAAATTGAGTTCGACTGGTTGTGAATATACTGAATTATTGGGGTCTTCTCCGTGTAATTGCATCATTACACGACCATTTTCCCCTATCCACATTCGACGGTAAGAGGTATTATACCCTATTGGGAAACCACTCTCTTCATCGTATTGGTAACCTGTATCTTGGAGCAGAATACTCGAAATGTTGAAACTCTCATCATAGTCCCAACACAGGATCTCTTCAGCTTTGTAGATGTAGGCATATGGTCTCAGACCAAGATTTGACGCAATATCTGGGCCTCTTTTGGGTGGTTTGTCGAGGAAAATCCCTACTTTACCCATAGAAAGCAGTTCTGGTAGCACTTTGAAGCCTAAGAAACCGTTCATTGAGTTTCCGCGACGATCAACACCACCGTTATTACCATCAATTACGTCCCTATATGACTTGGGACCACCTCGTCGAACAATATCTACCATTCTCTGGAAGATAGAGTTCTTAACTTCATCAACTGCAACTTTCGCAAAAGAGGGAGAGTAGCTAATAAGTTTGCGTCTAGCAAAATCATTAGCATCTTCTCTTTTGCTGAATTGTTGCAGGTATCTATCACGGAAAGTTGAGCCTCCGTAGTAGCACATCCGCCACTTGTCCCAATCCAAAGAGGATTCCAAGTAGTAGGGATGTCTCAATCCACCTATTCCTTGTACCATTTACTCTCTAATATCCTCATTTTCGCCAGCACCTAAAGCGAATCTGAAGGCTAACTCTGAGTAGTTTCGAGCATGTGCGAAGTGGTCTGCTACCCCTTCACCAATCTCATACCTACCCATAGGGTTACCATCAGCATCTCTTAGGTATCGTCTGACGGGGGCTTTGATGTGGTCTTTGTACGCTGTAGGAGTGTCAATAGGGAGACTTATTGTCTTATTTTTGAACCTTCCAAGGGAAATATCAAGCCAAGAAGTTCTATCAACCTTGATAATTGGCTCAATATCGTCATCTTTTGACGTTAAGATCGTTCTTCCGACCTTATTTTGTGTATAGTAACAAACGTGTGCCCGACCATAGAATCGTCTAGCAAACTGCAATGACAATCTACGTTCGGGTTGGGCATCAATCACAGCATGGCATATATTGTACCTTTTCATCAACTTGTCCAAGTCTGAAAAGTCAACTACCGTGCCCATTCTAAGACAAATACACATGCTATCTAAGGCTACATCATTGCTGGTATTCTTCTTAGGAGGCTTCCACCAGTCAATCTCGTAGTGGCATTCAGCCCCAACGTCAATTCCCATGGTAATGATACCATCAGGGATTGGGTCGTCGAATCTATTCTTATACCCCTTAATGATAGCGTAGTCAACCTGTTCGTCGTTGATTCGTGCACCTTCGACAGCATGGGTCAGACCTAGTTTACTGTTGTAGAATTCCTGTTCAACAGTTGGATCTTTCTTGCTGTCAAAGAACATTTTTGCAATAGCTTGTGGCTTAACGGCTGAAGAATACAGTTGGCTGACTGAAAATCCTCGGCTGAGGGCTTGTGGCTTCCTTGGTACCCATACCCCAGAAGCGAGATACTCCCATTTACCATCATGAGAAAGTTTATTTTTACATTCCGTACATTGCAGATAACTATCTACAATTCTAGGATCTTCACCGTGTTCGGCAGTGATGACCAGTGACTCTGGGAATGAGAAAATAATCTTTCTACTACAACAGGGGCAGGTGAAGAAGAACTGTTCCTTTGTGGATTCTTCATGGTACTTGTCGATACCTCTGCCAGCTATGGTAGGAGTAGAGATCATCCAAATCTCTTTTTCCATTTGTCCGGATGTGCGTTCAAGTGCAAGAGCGATATTCTCTTGCACCATAACCTCAACCTCATCGAGGATGAGAAAGGCCACCGGAACCGATCGAAGCCCAGCTTTAGACTGACTGCCTCTAATCATCATACTGGCAGAGCCAGCACGCTTCAAAGAGACATTCTTCACATTACTGAACATATTTGCCAGATGTGGAGAAAGTTCTAGGGCACCATCAAACCGTGAAGCTGAAAAATCAGTTGCATCGGGTGTCTTGGATGGTAGGACATAGAGGCAGTCTTTTCCCTCAATATCAATCTTATAGAAGGCTAAGTTGAGGACCACTTCAGTGAACCCCATCTGTGCAGCCTTCATACCAACATTCATTTCACACTTGGAGTCGTGCATTTCACGAGTCCAAGGGTGGTATTTATAACTCCATTTCCCCGATGGACCTACCCGATAGGCTTCTGCCCATCGGGATGGTGACACTACCCCTTTCCGGATTAGGCCACTAGCAAGTCTCTCAGAGATGATTTTCGCAATAGCGTGCATGATTATTTCGGGTCTATGGCAGGTTCCAGTGCGTCTAGTGCCTTAACCATATCATCTGATATGGCAGCAATAACGTCTGGATCTGTACAGTGTTTTCCGATGATCTCGATAAAGTTACCTGCAAGATGAAGTGCTGCACTCTTGTCGAGTAACATGCCACTGGATTTCTCCAAGTGGTGGCAACTGACCACAAGTTTCTCAATCTTGAGGATCAGATCAGCAATTTTGTTCGACATGGCGACCAATTGTGCGGAATCCACGCACATATTGATCAATTCTTCGAGGGCCATTCTAAGGACGGCGATCTCTTCCCGTAGGGACTTGATGTTTGGGTTGATGGCTTTCTCATCGACTCGGCTCTGCCATTGACCAAGTCTCAGATTCTTAATAGTTTCCCTCTTCTCAGTAATTTGTGGCCCTTGGAGATGCATCTTGCAATATTCTTTACCCGGTAATGCCTCAATGGTACATTGACCACTACTCATCATGCCCTTGCAACGACGAGGATCGTCAGGACCAACGACGTATTTCTCTTCACTCATCGTTATTTGCCTTGAATTTTAGGGTCCAGAGGATATTATTGTCTCTATCCTCTTGGGCCAGTTCTAAGAAGTTTGAGTAGCTTGACAGTTTCATAAGACCGAGTATTTCGGTTAGAACCTTATCAAGAACGATACCTCTGGCTAGTCCAGCCTTAGAGGTGTAGTAATAAAGACCTTTTGAGCAGGTTATCTTGTTGAGATATTGAGCGGTTAAGTTTTCCTTGATAGCACGAATGATGACGCCTGAGACTTCTGAGCTTGGTACGTTTACCGTATTGAATGAGAGAAAAGCAAGTCGCCACATTTGCATATTGGACTCAGTTTTGTCCAAAAATGAGACGTAGATGCTGTTACCTTCTCTCATATACCTGTAACAAACGTACTTCTCTAACGCAAGAATGTCGAACCCCTGCTGTACTGTTAAGGTACAGTTGGGGTCGACAAACTGTCTTGCGTTGGAAAGATTCTCTGCCATTTCCTCTATGGAGTATGGACTATCTTTTGTGTATATCTGTCTTGTCCAATCATCGGCTGGCATAATTTACTCCCAAAGGAATGGTAGGATAGCCCTCTTACTTTTGGTAGAACCACCACCTCCACCACCTGCTGAGTAGGTTAGGTCAACGTAGGCACAAATGAAGTTTGCAGACTCTTGTTTACCCATAGTTGGGGAGGTAATCTGAAGTCTAGAACTTAGTCCTGTGGTTCCAATACTGAGTGAAGAGTAGCTCTTTGTGACCCATGCGTAGGAGGTTGATAATGTTATTGCACCTGACCCTAGGAAAGAGTTAAGGAACAAATTCACAGTGAATGCATTCAGAGCAGTTCCGTTGGCATTATCAAACTTAGCATAAAGGTGAACCACAGCAGAGGTAATGGTACCAGAAGTGCCAGGAGCAGCTAAGTTCCACTCCTGAGCTTCATTGTCATCCGTTGAGAGGCATTTCACCGCAGCCGCAGAAGGTGTTGATGGATCAACCGTTGTCAGATCGAAGTTCGTATAGTCGTAAGTACCCCACAGAGTGTTGTAATTACCACTTGGTCGAATGATCTGTGTAGCCATTAGAATCCTCCAGATGGGGTAAGCAGGTAGCCTACATAGTCCCCTGATCCTCTTCTTCTGATGACTACCTCATCAATCTTATTAACACCAGTAGCGAGTATTGGTGCAGAACCTTCTACCCAATTGATACCTGATGGCCATGTTACGGTATTGTTACCAGAACTGGGTTGTTTGATCGCCAAGTGTATGGCCCCACCATCTTTATCGTTATAGAATGAGAAGGTAGGGTTACCAGCTAAAGTAATACTGTGGAAGTTTGAAAGTGACCAGTTAATTAGAGGTGTACCACTATAGGTAATTGCATTGATGTCTCTGAATGTTCCCTTGTTTTTCACATAGCCGTTGTGGAAGACATAACCTGTGCTTGAACCGGGGGAAAGAATGATTGTCGAAGATGACCCTGTCGAGGTGAAGGTTAGTGAGCCAGAACCTGTGATAGACCCATTAGTAGTTCCAGTACCACCATACCCGACAGCAATAGTAGTACCGTTCCAGACTCCAGTAGAAATTGTACCGAGAGTCGTGATACTTGACTGACCGACATAAGCAGAGTCAATGTCAATAGAATTAGCATTGACAAGGATACGATTACTCGTCCCAACGACATTGAGTACGTTACCACTTCTAACAAGTCCTGCTCCTGCCATGTAAGTGCTGAAGCTGATCAGATTGAAAGTAATGGCATCAGTACCAATTACTGCACCATTAGAGGTGCACATCCAAACAGAGTCAGCGTAGTTAGTACCCTCTCGACAAGGTATTAGGGAACCTTCTGAAGTTATTCCGACATCAAAGTCGTTGCGTCTTACCGGAGGGGAAGAAGTCTGGACGGTATAGATACCGTTCTGGGAACCTGTAGTCTGTGCAGTAACAAGGACATCATTACCAGCCGATAAGGTCACCCCATCAATCACATAACCAGCAATGATGGATGAAAGTGTGACGTTGCTGTCTAAGACGCAGCGAACCCTCTTTTTGGAAGGGTTGTTGAGTAGATCAAAGTATCTTAAGGCATCATTCGATGAGGTCGGGGCCGCGAGATCAGTGAGTTTGTTGCTCCCCATTGATTGATCAGCAGTAAAGGCGTTAGTACCTTTAGCGTTGATCAGGTCAGCTGCTGGGGAGACAAGGAACACCTCCTTAGTTCCTGCGGACCAACTCACTTTAGAGTCAGAGTTGCTTGAGGATTTGACCGTGACTCTAGTGAGGGTATCGGAGGAATAAACCCCTTCGACCACTTCAAAGTCAACACCATCAGTGATGCAGAACGTACAAGAATCTGAGTTGGAAAGTCTCGAACCGAAGGACTGGTGTCCGGGTCTGGCCCCAGACAAAGTAAGGGTACCGGTACCGGTTGTGGTCGAGGTTTCCATTACTCTATCGAAGAGCTTATATGACATTTGTTACCTCCTTCAGGTACCACCAAAAGCCTCTCACCATATTCATGATGAGAGGCTTAAGTGGTTTAGAGAATCTTCAACTTGTTAGGCTGAGGGGCAGGCTGAGGGGCTGGTTGGACAATAGGCTGAGGGGCCGGGTTGGTTAGAGCAGCGACCTTCGCGTCGGCTGCTGCCTTATCGGCTGCTGCCTTATCGGCTGCTGCCTTATCGGCTGCTGCCTTATCGGCTGCTGCCTTGTCGGCTGCTGCCTTGTCGGCTGCTGCCTCTAGCTTGGCCTTATCAGCAGCAGCTTTGGCATCAGCTTCTTCCTTTAGCTTAGCGGCTTCAAGGTCAGCTTGGAGCTTCTTCTGTAAGGCTTCGGCATCTGCCGCTGCCTTGTCAGCTACCAATTTGGCTTGAGCGGCAGCGGCTTCTGCTTGAGCTTTGGCCTTAGCTGACGCCTCTTCAGCATCCTTTTGGACCTTCTCAGCAGCAGCTTTGCGTCGTTCAGCTTCCTGCTGAGCTTCTTCCGCCGCTTGGACCTGACGCTGATTGACCAAGCGTGCTTGGTTATCAGCCTCCTCCTTCAACCTGTCTGATAGTAGTCGGGCCTGTTCGGCACGAACTTTAGCTTCTTGGTCGAGCTTGTCCTGAGTGGATTGGATAGCCTCATGGATAGCTGTTGGGTGGAGGGCGGTTCGAGTGGTGTTCGTTTGGACAGTTACAGAGAGTGGTGCTTCCACCGATTCTTTGGCTCTTGACTCGTCAGCATTCACATATTCGAGACGAAAATAGTTCTCGAAGTGAATACTGACAGGTTTGGAGGGCATCACGAAAGAGAGGACACGGTTAACGGTAATGTTACCTTTGTCATCAACCTCTTTGTAGCTGATCTCAAGTTGTACACCTAACGGAATGCTGAAACCCACCTCACGAAGATCAGGAGGTAGGTGATTGTCACGTTCGGGGCAATCGAGGTCGGGTGGAGTAGGTTTGAGTCTAACCACCCGATCGACCGTCCCCACCCGTGCTTTCGGTAAAGCTAGGATGAAGTTTGCCAAGAGTTAATCCTTACGGAGAGGGTGCCGGGACGAAGGAAGCTGACGAGGTAGTCGGAGAACTGGTACTGTTACCACTGTTCGATGAACCCGGATAACGGGTCATCACAGGCAGACGGTCCACAGGGATACCATCCGTGATCGGGACGAGGTCATCTTCCGTGGGTCTGTTGATCTCCGGAGGGACTTCGTCAATCATTTCTGTACTGGTGAACCAGTCGTTCGGATTGTACGATGAGAACACCTTGTCGTCGATCGTGTAGGCCGGATCGTCCATCTGTTTGGCCGGGACTTGTAGCAGTTCCGTTCCGACACGGTAGTAGACCCGTTGGATATACTGACCAACCAGACCAGCGAAGTCCGTGCTGATCTCAAGGGGACGAGCATTCTCCTGATGCTGAAAGCACTCGGTGAGGCAAGTGAGCATCAGACCGCAGTATTCCTTGAGCATTGCATTCCGCACAGTGAAGTACGGGACGGGGAAGACGATGAACTGTTCATAGGCTGGGACAGCATGGAGTGACTCCATGAAGGTCTCGCCCGGAGGGACAGCTCTGGAGGACAGGATGGATCGGGCACGGACGCAAAGCTTGCACACTCTCATGATGGTGTTTAGTGAGGGTGGGCGTCTGAGGGACGCATCAGTGTGGAACATGATCGCTTGCATGTTCCGACCGATCAGGCTGGTAAGTTGGAGGATGGTTGAGTTCTGGGTGCCACGGTCATTACCGAAGTTAGGCACAGCCAGACCAAGTTCTGCCCAGCCCGGCACATTGTACCAGAGAAAGGCGTCATTCGAGAAAGCCATTGTTCATTTTCCTTTGTTTGATAGAGATTAGGTATACAGACCTTTTGGGTCTGGAGAGGGTACGAACGAGCTACTTTTGGAGGTTCTGCCCCGCCATGAACTGCTTCATAATACTTTCGACAGTTTCAAGGGTCTGAAGGGCACCGGGACTATTGACGGCTATTTGTTGCTTGGCATAAGCAAAAGCCCTTGAGGTGTTGTCCACCTCAACTGGTACTGTTACCGTCTCAGTGTGAATGACAGGAGGGGAGGGAGGATGTTGAGTATGAACGGGGAACGCTCTATATTCAATCTTACCATCTTGTTGGTAATCAGGTGGTAGCTGAGGTTGTATCCTGACATCATTGTTATCAAACTTCGTTTGAGCGTTTCTCAAGGTATCATAATCAGTGGGTGTGGCTATCGGATTGGCATTGAGCCTTTGGGCCCGTCTATTGACTGCACCTTTGGCTAGGAAGCCGAGGATACCAGCACCCACGCCGATCAGACCCACACCTGGCACAGCGTACCCAACAACGGTCGAGACACCACTAACGATGCTAGTAACAGTGTCGATCTTCCTAATGATCTGTTCCTGCTTGTCAGTAGAGGTGGTTAGGTCGGTCTTAGTGGGTAGGTCTTTGCGAAGATCGTCTTTGAGACCATTGAACTGCGTGGTCACATGCTCCCTGAGCAGTTCAAAACTTTTTTGAGCCTTGGGGCTGTCTTTTGGTTGGTCCTTGGGACTGTCCTTCGCTTGGTCCTTGGGGCCATCCTTAGGTTGTTCGGGAAGGGTGACTGAGGGGGTGGTAACGACTTTCGGTGGGGCTTGGTACTGTGGATTTGGTACAGTTACCTTACCTTGTGGGGTGAATATTGAGAGTGGGGTACCGAGGAACAACTTGATCGTCACAAGGTTGATGTAATCAGAAGTTGTTTGGAAGTCCGTTCCCCAGATCAGGCCGACAAGGTAATCACCTTGGCACAAACCTGCCCCACTGACTCCCTGTCTGACCGGGGTATTGACACGCTTGCCATCACCAAATGAGGTTGTTGTGATGAGACGAAAGTCTGTGGAGCTACAGTCAGTGATAGTCAAGGTGGTGTTAGCAGGAACCTTATTACCAATGGGTATCTTGACCACACTGAAGGGGGTTGTGTCATTGAGTCTCAGACTGATGATGGCCAGATCGTACTTGAATGAGTAGCGGGTCACCCAGCCATCGTACCATCCGTGAAGAGTACCCACTTTAGCTTTATAGTAGATCGTGGATCGGCAAAAGCCACCTTCACAATATTGTACTGGGGTTTGGACGGCATCAGAGAATGTGTGGGCGGTCGTTAGGATAGAGACGTTGGTAGTGTCTTTGTAGATACAGATACCACTCCCGATCAGTGTGTTACCGTTAGTGGCTTTGGCTACCACCTGACAAGAAGCCCTTGTGGGTAAGGGCTGGGCCGAACAGGTTGTTGGTAACAAGGTGACGAGTAGGATTGGTATCAGTACCTTCATGATTTTCTCTCTTTGTGCATAGACTTCTACCCTCTAATAGAGAGTAGGATACTTTTTGGGAAAAATTTACTTTTGACCCTACCTCTAGATTGGATTTATATGGTACGTCTACCAAGAATACATTTGACCCCTCCCTCCCTTAGGTCCAAAGATCCTTAGATCCTTTGTGGGTAAGGGACATTGATCCTTTGGCCTAGATTTTCTTTAGATACATTGATCCTTTGGGCCAAATTTACACAGTCTCATTGACTCTTAGATCCTCTTTGGGTTAATCCTTTAGATACATTGTTCCTTTGGGCCTTCTCAAAATTTAGTGAACTTGTCTTTGTCAAAGCAGGGGTCGGGAATTGGGCCGGGGTGTCGTCGAATTGATCACACTTTTGACCCCTCCTGTGTCCTCATTTTGATTGGCACGAAATTTGCAGGTGTCGTCCGATTGATTGGCACGGCATTTGCAGGGTGTCGTCGGGTTGATCCGGCACGGTATTTGCATAGTGTAGTCGTTCCTATTTCTGAGAATTCCGAGATTCTGGGGTTTACATTTTGAAACATGACGATAAAATGGGAGTGTGGGCAGACGAACAACACTCAAACCTAGGGAGAACGGACCATGACGAAATTTACAGCCTGTGACGATTACTACGACGCACGGCAACATGCAGCAGACACAGGGAAGAAAATTTGGAATACTGTTATCGCAACCAAGTTCCTACGCAAACGGTTCAAGGGCAGGGGTTATGGCAACCGGATCGCAGACCGCTTGGATGAGACATTGCAAGCGGCGTGCGTACGCTGGATTCGATCCGGCGGAAGATTATCCCCTGCAACATGCTGCATATTCGAGGATCGACGCTTAGCAGCTAGGGAGGCACGATGGGGTCAAGTAGCGTCCTTTTCAGTCCTTTCCGAGGAACATCTTGATGAGGTTCTTACGCTGGCAACCGTGCAAGATATGATCGAAGGCGATGCGTCCCTAATCCCCTCTCTAGAAATCATTCTGGACTACTCATCCGACAGTCAGGAGCGTGAACTAATGATGTTGCTCGCGGAGGGATGGGACAAATCCGCCATTGCCGACCACCTTGGTATTTCACGTCCTACACTCTACAAGCGTATCAAGACGTGTCGTGAACGCCTCGTAGAACGGATGGGGGAGATTCTATCCGATGACCTGAACCAAGTCGCCTGAGACGATACGGCATCAAGAGGGAGGAGAAATCCTCCCTCTTTTGCTTTACACTCTCGATTCTCATTGGTGTACAATGGTGTGAGGGTGTTGGAAACAATCACCTCACGGGGAGCAATCGGCCCAACCGAACGGGGTTTCAAGATTCCAGAAAACTTGAGCAGATTGGTAGCGATACCTGCCAGATTGGCAGTCTGAAACATGACTGCCAAACTGGCACCTGCCAAACTGGCACCTGCCAAACTGGCACCTGCCAAACTGGCTGGTCAAAAATTGACCGTTTACACTCTCGATTCTCGATGGTGTATAATAGTGTAAGGACAACAATGAAAACTATCCGTGAAAGCGGCGGGCACAGCCGGATCTGTGAAGGCCACCTGCGGGCCAGTCCGCAGGATTTTGAACCCTTGAATCTGCGGACCTCAGAAAGAGAGGTGCCGTATGAAAAATCTGAATCTTGAACAGGATAAAGTGGGGGAAATCATTCCCCTTTCAATCCAATTGAAGGAACAGGCTTTGCTAGCTCAAAACGGTTTGCTGTTCAATGAAATTGTTCGCAAATTGAGGAGAGCAGCACGGAACGCGGAGTTTGGGATCGTGGTACCATACCTCGATGAAAACACCTGCGACCGTTTGACTTCCGAAGGGTTCAAACTCAAGACCAGCAAAGGCTTCGATGATTGGTTCATCGTGTCATTCGAGTAAAATGGTCCAGCAGATTCAACGGTTCAACAGTAGAAAGAGAGGTGCCCTTGACCCGGATCACTGTGGTCCCGGCCTATGGTCGAGACTACGAATCCCGTGCCGAGGTTGAACAGGCCGTTCTTGTCGATCAAAAGGATTTCCTTATTCGCGACGTCTCTTGTCGATGGAATGGTGCTTACGTCTCGGCTCGGGATCTGCAAAGCGGGGACGTTCTTAACGTCCGTTACAATCGCCTAACTCAATCAACGGAGGTACGAATACCATAATGGTCGCTCCCGCGAAAACATGGGAGCTGATGATTACGTGTGGGGGAGGGGTGGATACTTTGTCAATCAACCCCGATCTCGCGGTTTCCAACGAAGAGTTGGTGAGAGCTATCTACGATGGGTTTCGGTTACTGTGTCTCTCCCACGGGGTGAGGCAATATAACTTCTCAACCGAATTCATCCGCGACACAATCAACATCTCAAAGTATCCTTCTGGGATGCAGGTTAGTTGGGAATGTAGTGGTCATCTGCTCTGCATCCGCCTCAAATAAACAATCAACCTGACACCTCACCCTCCCTTGAGGGTGTGGACTCAGCTTGATTGTACCTTTACACTTTTCGGTGTGATGGTATATAATAGTGTGCAACGATGGTTTGGTCTTAACGTGTCAAGAGAGTTTTACGTTCAACCTTTTACGGTGTGGGTTGGTATCGTTACCAACCCCGAACGGTTCTCAATTGAACGATTAAGAAAGTGAGTTTTACTATGGCCAAACATCGTAGCGTCTCGGTTGCCGTCCCCTTCTGGCAGATCGCGTGGTTCCCCTCCTTGAACTTCAGCCGTCAGGCTGATCCGGTCAAGATGGATTCCGCGAAGATGAAGGAACTGACCATGTCCATCAAGAACCACGGGTTCATCATGGATCGGTCGGTTCACATCGTCATGATCACGCCGGAACTCGCGGATGAGGCGGTCAAACACCGTCAGGGTATTTTGGACCGGGTTCGGTCGGCCTACAAGGCCACACCGACTCCGACCACCGAGTACAACATGAAGATGTTTGAGTACCTCTGGTGCGACAAGGACGGAGCGGTACGGACACCACTGTACCGCGGTTTCACGGGTCACTGTCGGTCGGAGGCTTATCCGATCGCAATGGCCCAACGTGCGGAGATGAAGGAGTCTTTCGACTTCGATGCAGTCACCGGCGGTGCAGAATTCCCGGCGATCCTGTACAAGGATCTCCCCGACCTGCAACTGGTGGAAATGCAAGCGGTCGAAAATCAGCTCAACATCACCGGCGTCAACGTCCCGACGGCGGAAGACTGCTACTTCAACGTCCGCAAGGCTGTGGAGTACGGTGCAACGCAGGATTGGGCGAGGGACACCTACAAGGCTGGTACCGGTCGCAAATACTGGTATCTTGCCAAGGTGGACAACGCCCACCCACATCTGGACGTTGGCGGTCGAATCCTCGACAAGGAGTCGACCACTCGGTGGTGGAATCTGGCCAAGTTCAGCCATCAGGACATGCGGGAGATTTACGTGCGTTCCGACAAACTCCTCCTCACCGAGGAGAATGAGAAGCGGACGAACAAAGGTCAGCCCGAATGGTCCGCGATGAACGAACAGGACATCGTTCTCCGGCTCGAAACTCTGATGGGTCGTGGGGGTGTGCCGCAAGCTGCCCCTCCGAAGATGTTGGAGAAGAAGGTCGTCGAAGGAATGTCACAAGGTCACCGGAACCAGATCGTTCGTGCCGCGATGGCTGCTGTCGCGAAGGGCGATACGGTTCACCTGCAACGGCTGGACGGTTTGACGGATGGTGCCAACGCCTTGATGAAGATCGGTCCCAATACCGTTCTAAATACGGCCTTGAGCCACCTGTCCAACCTCTCGCCGGAGAATTTCCAAGAATGCCTGACCAAGGTGTCGGAGCTGATCGGCAGCTACCCTGTTGCCGAACAGCCCTCCGAAGTCAAGGCGGAAACGGCTCCCATTGAGCCGGACCGTCTGGCCACCTCGGACACGGAAGAAATGGAAAACGCTCAAGCATGATTTCATCTCTTGACCGTTAGGACCAAACCATCGTTGCACACCACACTAAGGGAAAATAGAAAGAGAGGTGATGGAGTGAGTTTGTACGGTAGATTCTTGGCAATCTATCGCAAGGTACTACTACCGTTTCCCGAACTCAAGAAGGAGATTCCCGAGGAACATATGCAATCCATTGCGTTCCTCAATGGTCTCTTTCTTGAGGAAGATCCCCAGACCTCAACCGAACACGGGATGGCTGAATTGAACAGACTCAATTCGGCCAACCCGGCCAACGACGCTCTGAAAGCTGACATCAGCTTCCGTCGGGTCAAGATGAAAGATACTGGGGACATTCGGTACATGGTGGTTTACACCGTCGATAGTGTCAAGATTTTCCAGTTGTGGGCACCATCCATCATTTATGGTGTCCTTGTGATCTTCCTTCAGTTGCTGCGTGTCGTCCCACCCGTCGAGGATCAGGAGGTGTAACATGGGTGCGGGCGGAATCTTTCTGCTGATCATCCTGTTTCTTGCCGCTCAAACCGTCATGTCACTCAAGAAATGGCATGATGATGAACGTCGCAAGAACAGGAAACGCTAAAACCCCAAGACCCACTCCCTGCCCGCACTTACGTGTAGGCAGGGGTGGGTCTTTTTTTTTGGCCCAAAGGACCATTGGACCTGATGGCCCATAGGATCAATGGGTATAGATACCGCCGGGTACCTGTCGGCTAACCACCCAGATTGGGGTCGATTTTGAGTTCCATTGGTCCTTTGGGCCTTAATATAAAATAGCCACTTTATAACTTTACCGTTATAAAGTGGCTTTTTTTGTGCCCTCTTAAAAAATTTTTAGGGTTTTTGAGCCTTTGGGCCTATATGGTACGGCGGCTAAAATTGTTTTGGGATGGTATTTGTACCACACTTTTGAGCTGTTGGGAATGGTGATTTACCATCACTTTTTAGCTGTCGAGAATGGTACAAATACCCTACTTTTTGTCTGCCAAAATGGCAATTTACCCCACTTTTGGAAGTTCGAGTAAAATAGCCTCTCCCGGAACCAAGACTCGGACAGTCACAGACTTCAATAACCTAGTAGGCGGGTAAAAATAGTCATCTTTCTCATGGTTGTTGAGACAAATGTAACCTTCATCCGTGGCCCTTACAAAATCATCAATCTGTAAACTGGTGGGATTACCTTCCAGACCAATAACCTGCCCAATTTCACCAGATTCAAGATCATAAAGTGTCTTTTGGGGAGATAAACTGTCCGGTCCAGTGTTCTGGCAGATTGAGTACGGGTTAGTGAGTAGTGTGACCTTCACTTTCTCACCTCCTTTTTCTTCTTTTCCTTTCTTGATTCCTTCTCTTCGAGACTTGCTGTGAGGAGAGCATGCAGTCTGGCCCTTTCCTTGGTCGCCCCGACACCCACACCGAGTCGTGAATCGAGAATACCAAGCTGTTTGGAGGGAGAAATACCTCTTGATTCAATGGTTGAAGACACGAACTTCTCAGTCCGACGACTGTTCACAGTTTACCTTCCCTTTCAATAATTAAGGCAGCATGTCGACGCATAAGTTTCAGAGCAGCAGTGGTTCTGTGGATAACTGTACTATTGTGTATACCCAGAATCTTTTCACACTCTAGAGTATTGTATCCGTACCAAAAACGTAGTTCAATGATTGTTTTGAGCCTTTCAGGCAGCATTACAGTGAGTCTATCGAAGTTTTCCCGCTGAACCCACTCGGGTTCCCCACATGAGGATTTATCCAAAGGACCAACGAACCTTGGGAACAGGTGTTCAACGGGTGGAAGACAATGAGCAGACTCAATCTCCTCCTCTTCAAACCGAGTAAGCTTTCTCCTCAAGGTGTTGGATAGAGAAATCTTGGCATTGAGGCAGGGTTTATACTTACGAAGGTAGTTTCTGACGTTGGGTTGAGACTTTCTTAGCCCATCAATGAAAGCGTACTGGACACAAGTTATCAAGTATGACTTGAAAGTGGTGCCTTTGGATGGGTTGTAAGTGTCAATGGCCCTTTGGACGGCTGCCGAACATTGTGACCTGACAACGTGTTCGTTAACAAATTCGGGATATAACTTGATCCGTTGGGTCACGAAATCCATTGCATAGGAGTGTGCCAGGGTAAAATCGGGTATGCAGCGGACCAAAGGATCAATGAATCTCTCAGTGTTATGGA